TTCCTTCAGTTTTGTTATTCTTAGCTCGCATTTCCTTTATTTTTTCGGTTTTTTCTTGGATGGTCAGAAGCTTTTCAGCCGATTCTGCCATCGATTTAATAAGTTTTCCTATCGAGTCATAGGCCATCGGATGATCAAAATGCTTAGCAGCAACTTCCAATTTTTCTAAAGTGTTTGCTCCAACACGCAAGCTTTTTGTGATTGTTCTTTTGATGAAATTTAATTGTTCTTCCTCAGACAGATCATCGTTATCGATTGCTTCACCTGTAGTTTCTGAAATCTCCAAACCTTCCTCTATATCACTTGGCTTAGTAATTTCATTGACCATCGGTTGTTGTAAACTGTTTTGCGAAACCAATGCATCAACATCAAAAATTTCATTCTCTAGTTCTTTATTCATTTGGGTCTACGTCCGTGTCAGTTTCGGGGTCATACACGAACCCATCTGTATATTCTGTAATGGTAGTGTCTGGTGTATATGCATCTCCAGGATCAGCACCAATTGGATCAGGAACAGTAAGAATTCGAGCAATTCTTGGAACATCATTTAGATCATCCATATCTTCTGGAATGTGGAAATCAATTTGAACTTCTCTGATAATTCCTTGGGTATTCGTTGGTCCATATAACCAAGATTTCATAGTGAAAGGAATCGTCCAGACTATAGTTTGCCTAGTCGTTGCAAAATTCCCTGAATAATTATCTTCTTTGGATGGCGTACCCAAAACAATCGGAACACTTATATTATGATCCATGGCTAGAGGATCAATTAAAGTTAAGGTAAAGTCTGGAACAAAGAATGGTAAAATCTGTTCGATGATTTGGTTTGCATCGAAGTGAGTGGTAGTCATTACATATAATTCATAACTGATATCATATGGGACTGGGACATAGACTTTTTTGTATGTGGTGTCATTGATTGCAGATACAATTGGAAGAATTGGATTTCTCGATCTCGAACTGTCATAGACTATCCCCACGTCATGATATCCAAGTCTTGGAAGAATAATTCCAGCCGGTTTATCTAGAGATGGATCTTGTATTAATCTATTATACCAGGCTCGTTTTGATGCATATGCAATTGGAACAGTGAATCTTTCCGTTTCGGTTCCTGCACCGTCAGATCGAACAATTTGAATATCATTAAAGAGTGTTGCGAATGCAGACGCATATCGAGCCATCAATTTATGATTGTATGGATTGTGACCTAACATTAGATATCCTCAGAAAACGGATCGTCTTCAGTGAAATCTATAATGCCATCTCCAACATCTTCAATGTCTTTGTTGTCCGAAATTGGATCGAGAACATCATCAAATTCATCGGTTGATGTTAGTGCATATGATGCAGCCGATGTTCCACCAATAACAAGAGTTGTGGCTTGAAATTTTCCTTTTATATTTCTAACCCGTAGAACCTTTGTTCCGGAATCCCACGAAGTCACTTTCGCAGTTGCGACAATTACTGGACCAGCGATAGTTTGAGTAACTGTTTCGTCTACAACATAATTACCCGAACCAGCACCAAGGACGATTTCTTGCGTGAAGGCAATTTCTTTTTCGATGTCATCCACTTCGTCGTATCCCGTATCAATTTTTTGTTGCGCGTATTCAAACATTTCAACCGTCATGTCATAGACAAAGTTTTTTCCGAGTTGAAAGAATGGGGTTTTGTCTGTTACAAATTTTATTTCTAGAAGAATATTATTGAGTGGGAAGAACAGAAGATCACCTTCTCTTGGTCTTGTGAATTCGTATTCTGTTTCTTCTAAAAATCTGCTTTTGGATACGGTAATTGTTGCCGAATCTCTAATTTCTAGGCCAAATTTATTCATGAAATGGCCATCACCCTGAAAGCCATCAACACTTTTTACATACATTTCAATTTGGAAAACTCTTGTGTATGTTGAGAGTACGTCTTCCCCAAAAACAGGACTGACATCTCCATCTTCGCGGGGGATGTAATAGAATGTTATTCCATAAAATTTAATGGACTCTATGATCAGTTCTTCTTGGAGACCTTGTTCTCCACCATGATCATAAAAATTTACATATGGATTAGTTTTACTCATCGACTACCCAACAAAAAATGGTGGGGGAAGTTGATATGTTTTACTAGCTGATTCGCGAAGCGCCCTAATTTCCGCATCGGCTTCATCATAAATTTCTTTTCCGTTTAAGCTGACTCCACCAAGAAGTTGAACGTTTCCAAATTTCTTTAAATTTTCTCCCCACTGTTTTTTGATTAGTTGTGTGGTGTATTCGATCAAAAATTCATCTCCATAAATTTTTGGATATGTTTCTGGATCGAGAATTGATATGCATCGAAACACTATATAATCATCAATTTTTAAGGCCACTTTCCAATTCCAGTCAATAGTAATTCGATTCATTTTTCTACTGAAATCGATTGTTGGTTGTGTGTTAAACAAATCATTGATGAGTGAAATGTGTTGCATCTTGATGTAATATCCAACCAAATCCATGTTGGATATTTCTCGGATATTGTTCAGCATGTATTGATATCTAAAATCGAACAAATTAAATTTTGTCGAACCGAGAGGAATGGCAGATATAACAGCCATGATCGCATCAGTTGTAGGAATGTACTGGTTATCCAAATCTCCTAGAGTAACAGGACTCGCTCCAATTAAAGTTGCGGTTGCGCCGGATGTTCCACCCGTGATGACTTCATTAATCACAAATGTTCCAGAATCAACAAGCATTCTTGCAACAACCGTTGTACTCATGTCGTGGAATTTTGCTTTTGCACCAGACGTTCCTCCTGTTAAGGTTTCTCCTTGGACAAAAGTTCCGACCGGAACCCCGGTGAAAGTCATTGTTGATGCAGTAATTTTTCTTTTGAAGAATGTTTCTTGCGTTCCTTCTTGATGATACTCACGAAAATACTGCAAAGCTTCATCGATCCGGTCTTCTAGCTGTTCCGGGGATAGGTTGATCGTGAGGACAGGTGCGCCTAATTTTCTAAGGCAATACGTCTCTAGTTGGTCTCTGCTCGCTGGAATCATTATCCTTTACACCCTCTCGATGGTTTCTACTTATATCGATGTATTTAGACTTGATATTTAAGTCTTGTTCGCCAACTTCTCGTAGAAGTAAAATTCCAGCAAAAACGATGATTGAGACCACAAATAGGATAGCAATGAATTTAAAGAGTTTTAAGGTGTTCATTCCCAATGCAAACCCAGTGTTTAGCGTTGTGGTAAAATTTCTAATTTCTGTAACTACGGTTTTGGTTGTTTCGACCAAATCTTCGGTGATCTTGTGCTGTTCTCGTTGTTCGTTCCGGATTTCGGAAATGTCCTTTCTGATGGACTGGATGCTACCAAATATTTTTTGAATAGATAACGCCTGTTTATCAAATTCTTCTTGATAAACCTTGGAAATTTTTTCCTCGGAGCGTGGTTCTTGTGTGATGGAATCGAGTGGTTTGTTCATTGGTAATGTGTGATAATTCTAGTTGTATTTAGAATTATTTCGATCTAGATAAAGTTTCGAGGATAAGTTTAATGGTCCTCTCCAAACCCTCTATTTTCTCATTTAAACCAGTTTTCCACTCTTCATCGAGTTTTGATTTTAATATTCTTTCTTTATACGATTGGTAAGACTTGGTATCAGAATTAATGACTGCCTTCGAATGTAGGTCTCGAATTAGTCCTTGTCGATCTTTAATATTGACCGTATCCATACCAAATTAAGCTGTATACGCAATCGTTTTTAAATCTTCAACAATTGGTGGTTGTGCGTCATTACTTCCGCGAAGAACTAACTTAACAGCAACCCCGCTAAAATCTCCCAGTAATTCTTCAGTATGAACGTATTCCCGGAAGTCATCTGAGTTATCAGACACAGGAACAGTTTCATCTACGGTCGATTGAATCCAAATTAAATCATCGAAGTTAGATGTGTTTCCGGCTGGAAGTAATTTATAATACAATTCAATTGTTGCTGTACTTGGACGCATTGCCGTGTACGCAATTTTTAGCGCGTTCGCGGGATTGGTCAATAACATTCTTCGACAAATATATCTTGCAGATGCACTTCCCTCAACAGGAGCAATTTCAGAAACGAAATGATCGTAGTGAGCAATATCAATAGTGGTTGATGCACCAGCCGCCTCAGTCGTTAAAGAATTAGAAACTTCAATAACGGTCGATACACCCTCGGTGTGAACAACAGATTTTACCAACATAACCGCATTGTTTCCTGAGTTAGAAGCATCGGTTACTTCGATGTAATGTCCGGGCTTAATGACTGACAATGCAAGAGCTTGTGCAGCATTGTTGTTAGTAATTTTTTTAGTAGTGGAATCAAATGCTACGTTCGATGAATTAGTAACCAAAGTAGTTTTATCAATTGCTGTCACATTTATATTGTTGGTCGATCCGGTTCCATATGGATCATCCAATCGATTTGTTACTGTGACAACACTAGTTCTCGATAAATCAATCACCGGGGAAATATTCACGTTTTCAGAAACTAAACTAGCTCTGAAGAAAAGAGATTTATTTCCAGACAAACTAGTTGTTTCATTTATCTGTGAACCAATTAATCTCGGACTATCAAATTCTATGTTCTGATTTGATGTGGTGTTAACATATGAACTATCAGTCGAGTATGCCGATTGACTTCCATGGACACTTTTTCCGGATGTAGTTTTTATTCCATAAATTATTTGGGTTTCGGGAAGAATGATTTCTCCGATGATAGGTCGCAACACACTGAATGGTACGTTTTTGGCTACAACAATCGTAGTTCCACCTGTTCGACCAGAAGCGTTCGCCGATGTGGTTGTTGTGATTGTGTAGCTATCCAATTCAACATTCGCGATAACTTCGTTGCCATTAAATTCAGCAGCGGGAATGTTGTTCATCGTCCCGGTTGCACCCGAAATAGTTACGGTAGAACCGACAGGCATTCCATGATTTGGATGATATATTCGAACGATGTTAGATCCATTCGATGTTTCAAATGGACTGGTTTCTAGAGTATCACTCTCCAAAATTGCGTTATGAAATTCAACTTGTCCTGTTGTAGACGTATCAAATACACAATGGTTAATTCGAAGCATCAAGTCAGATTCTTGTTCTGGAGTCCAGGTTGAGGCATTCTGACTCTTGAATAGAGATCCTGCATATGGTTGTTCAACAACAGGAAATTCTGTTCCGATTTTATTTTGTCCTAGAACGGCTCTCCAAATGTTGTAGTTATTTGAGTTAGCCATAACAACTACGGCATATTCATATCCCTCTTGTAGATAAACTGGAGATTCAAAGGTTGCCGTTGTTGCTGTGAAATTTGTGGAAACTGGATCAAGAACACTTTCGACTCCATCAATACTTAATACTCCACTAGAAACAACGTTTGTGTGAACATCAGCCGCTTCAATATAAGTTCTTCCGAATGGAATTACTCTCTGTCCAGGAGATCCATTGATCATTTCTCGAAGCTCTACGATCACCGGAATATTGTCATCCTTAGTTGCAAACCAAAGATCTACGGATGAAATAAATGCTCCACCTTTTTTGGTGATGAGAAAACTTTGAGCTAGTGGATCGATCCACTTAGTTGTTCTTTGAACATCGGTTGTTGTACTAGTGACAACCTTTGATTGTGTTACTACTTCAGGAACTAGTTCGGCATTTCTAGTTGATAGAATTGTTTTTTGTTTTGTTTCGAGTAAACCCTGTGCGCGATAGTACGATTCTCCAGATGTTGAAAAGTTTTCGTCATTGGTTGAAGAATCAGTAAATCGAACGACACGCTCTCCCGTTTTGAATCTGAGAGAATCTGAGTTTGGAATTCGTAGTGTTGCGCCAACATGTCCACGCGCATCAGTGATTAATTTTGTTCCGGTAGAAACAATATCTCCACCATCAAAGACTTCCGCAACATCCGGATCGGCCCACGCCGTCATATGTGCAGCAACAGATTCACCATCGAAATATGGGTAAAGTCGGCTATTTGGTTTGAAACCTTTACCACGAATTTCAACATCTCTTGAACGAATAAATGGAATGTATGCAACAGAAACTACGCGCTCACCAAGATTAGTTTCAACAGTTTTTGGAACTACTGTTAACTTATCTCCAGATCGTGTGGTAACTCCACTTTTAGTTTCAGTGATTCGAGTGGTGGTTTCCCTTAGTGCTGGCCACTTTCTAGAGTGAACTTTATCGTTAGTATTATCTCCGCGCTTAATGATTTTGCGAGTTTTGGTTTTGGTCGTTGTACTTCCAAGCCAATTCGTTTCCCATTCATTCCAGGTCGTTCCAAACGCATTGGCAACGGAAACCATGGCATCATAATTCCCCTCTTGATTCACGATCAAGTCAGGAAGTGTTGTGGTATCCTTCCACTCGTCATTTGGAGGATTGAGTCCAATCGTCCCTAAGAAACTGAACACGGCGTATGGGTTGACGTTTAAATACGAACTTGCAATCAATTGTTCAACCATTGCCGATGTCGAATAAGGTAGGGTTATAAGATCCCCTGTCTTTTGATAGTGGTCTGCTAAACGAGCAATGTCTGTAGAATTGATTTCTTCTAGTTCAACCAAATCTTCATAGAATTGTGGTCTGAGTTGACCCTTGATCATATCGATTGAACATTTGTATCCTGAGTTTTCTACGTCTCCAACAGCATGTCCAAGGAACGGATCAACCATGAATCCGTTTTTGTATCGATCAAATCCACTAGCATCAAGAATTTGAAAGTCAGCCGTTTCTTTCTCAAGTAAACTTAAGGCAGTATAATATTCTAGGTTATCGATTCTCGTTTCGAGTTTACCGATGTCTCTCATTGTGTATCGTTTATTTTCAATGAATTCTCGGAACACTTCATCGGTGTCGAGTGTATAAGCTCGAACCATCAATTTATAAATGATCATTCCATCGTCTGGATCGTTTGGTTCCATCGGAACAATGGCAGAATTTCCTTTGATGATATGGAAATTTCCTTTGTAATCGATGTACAATTTGTCGATTCGGTTTAGGTAATATTCATAGTCAGCCGACACATCACCCTTCGGAATGTGAGTGAGTGATCCGGTTGCGTTATCAAATGCAGTTCCGGTTGAATTTACTGTTGGCCTAAAATCTAGACAATCTCTAAGTTCATATCGTTCTCCGGTTTCTGGAGAAAGATAATTTGGGATATCTTCATAATTTATGGAATATGAGTTAACTGAAAAATATGTTCCGCTAACAGAGTGAGAGAAATAATCATAGGTAACTAATAGTCTTCCTGTCGGAGCAGCCGCGCTATCATTTAAAACAATTCTTCCGAGTCCATAATAGTTATCTTTTTGACCATTATCGAGAGTGTATCGATCAGTAATATTTGTGTGCGAAGTCGTTGGGACAGTAGTAAAATCCGGTGCCATGTAAATGGAACGAATTTGGTAAATGTCGGCTTTGGTTAAGCTAAAAGATTTCAAATCTTGAACACCAGAACCAGATGTGTCAGTTGCACTTACTTGTAATGTTTTTGTTTTTTCTTGGGAAGCCGATCCACCAGTTTTTCTAACTGTAGCTAGGACTGTCAATACGTTTCCGTTTGAAAGACCATTGATCTCAACAGTTGTAGAAGATGGAAATGAAACTTGACCAGAAGTAATTGTCAAAATATCACCGACCGCGTTTGCTCCACCACCAACGGTTGTAACAGTCACAACATAATCTTCATTTGCAAATGAGACAAACTCTTCTCCGCTTGATGCGGTTAAGGTAATTTTGTCGGTTGCTACAGTATTACCAGTGAATATTCGGAACGTTTCGTATGATGTATCGACAACACCGACAGAATCACGAATTGTTTTAATTAGGTTATTTGGTACAGGGAATACCAATTTGTTATTGGACGATTCAAATAATTCTGCGTAAACGTAAGCATGACTGACTCCAGTGAAATCCGTTGGATCAACTGGATCTGCTGATGTGATTGAGTTATCATTAGTTATGGTTGATACTTTAATTAATGCTCCAGTAGGAACAACCCTAATGTAATCCCCCGTGACAAGTTTTTGGCTGTCTTTCGAAACCCAGAAAGTTCCAGCACCAGTAATAGTTGCGGTTGCGCCCGTTGTCGTAATGGCACCCTCAAGCAAAATTTCCGACAAGTAAATATCAGCCGTAAACGATGCTGATGAATCATGAACCTGTTTTACTTGTTCAAAAGAATATCCCGCGCTCATCGTGATATCGAATAAGTATACTCGATAGACCGCGCCCCGATCTCCAGAGGTAGTTCCGACATCTCCTGAGTGGTACATTATCGCACGAACCTTTGCTGTACCGATAACCGATCCAGCCCCAGTTCCCCTACTGGCAGTAGGCGTATCTCGTAAATTCACAGAAATGTAGGTGGAAATATCTGGAAGCTTATAAACGTTATCGACTATACAATAATTTCCAACAGGTGTACGAATTGTCTTGTTATTTTCTCTTGCAGTATCCCGCGCTTTGTCTAGATCAACGGTTGTTTTTCCGATGGTTTCAATTTCGTATCCACGGACATATCCCTTACCAGGCTCGATAGAAACAACAAGTTTAGTGTCATCGGTTTCATGATCTTTCATTTCAATCAACCAAGGCTTGGTTGTATAATCCCCAGATTCGTCATATGTACGTCGAGCGAATTCATCACCCAATCTGGAATAATCTGTGTGAGTTTTTTTGAGTTTTGCCTCTCCACTTTCGAGGATTAACAGTTCAATAAAATTAGCATCATCCTCAGAGCTTGGAGTTAACTTAACTAGAGTCAAAGAAATTTTTAATCTGTCTGCTCCTGGACCAGCGTAGTTTGGAGTCCCTTGAGCATTTGATAATAGTGAAGTATCTTCAGAAGAATCGATCAATTCTTCTAAAACTTCTAGTCCCACACGATATGATGGGGTTTGACTTGATTCTTCGAGAATGATTAGTTGATCTTCTACTCGGACAAAGTATCCGCGCACAAAATAAACTCCACCCTTGATACTTGCCGAACTACCAACCCCACTAGAGCTAGTAGAAGAAAGAGTCATTGATATGCTCGTATCTTCAACAATGACAATATCAGAATTTTCATAGACCGAAACGTCACTGTTATCTCCACCAGATGATAAGTATTTTAAATACAACTTGACTCTGTTATCAGAATCTGGATCTGATGAGGTTAAAACTAGCGCCCGAATATCACTTTCTGGATCTCGAACGATTATTTTATTATGAAGATTTGCTTCTCTCCAGCTAGCCGAAGTTAGGTTTGAGTTTGAACCGGTTGTAACGTTGATCCATCTTAGCTTTGTATCGAAATCAATTTCCCCACCAAGAACCCGTGTATCTGGTTCAAAAATGTGTTTTCCAAATCGCTCAATTTGGTTTTGGATGATGGCTTGTAGTTGATTTAATTCTCGACCCTGAACCGCATTTCTAGGTTTAAATAATATTCTATAGAAATTTTTTGATTCGGAAAAATTATCCCAGTAAGGATATTGGTTGAGATCGGTATTTTGTGGCATAATCGGTAATATTTATGTTAAAATGATAGGACAATTTTAATATCTTCAGTCTGGTCAGAGGATCTAGTAATGGCCTTTCGTTGCTCCACTACCATGAAATTTCCACTAAGTTTAACTACTTCTGGTGGAGTGACTACCGAAATATAACCAGACGCAAGAGAGGTTGACCCAGTTACATAGACTCCGGTTACAAAGTCATCCTGGTCCGTTGCTGAGGTTTGAATGACAAACAAATCACTTCCAGACACCGAAACCAATTTCCCAGATGTGTCGTTAGTAGTAACGGTTTCGTCTGGTGAGAATGTTCCGGTCAAACTAGTTAATGTTAATTTTGTCATACCAGACAAAGAACTTTCGTCGGCAATTTCTCCGGTGCTAGTTGAGAGAACGTCTTGGACTATTCCAAAAATTCGGTAGTCATTGTCTTGAACAAAATCTGTTTCTGCATAACTGAATCGACAGTTAAACATCAATCGACTAGCCCCCAGTTCTTTAACTGGATCAGATCCATGTCCACCAAACGGTCCAATTTCTGCAACAGCGGTTGCACCAGTTCCACCGAGGTTACTTTCCACGGTCACTGTAGCATGTGTGTAGTCACTTCCCACGCTCACGATATTAATATTTGAAATCGCATCTTCAACAATTGTGGGTTTGGCGGTTGCACCAGAACCATTTCCGACTATGGTTATTGTTGGAAGAATTTCAAATGAATCGGTCGTTGTTGGAATTCTAAGCCATGGTGTAGATAAAGTAGCAACCTTAGTAGAACCAACATAATCAGAAATAACTCTCGATTGGCCCCCACCGACAGAACCAGTGATCCATATTGTGGCACCATTATAGATGTCATTTGTTGAGCTAGCCGAGCTATCAAGTGTAATAGTAGTAATTGTGGCGGCAGCGACATCACCATCATAAGCATTTTCGTAGCCACTTCCTGCATTGGTTACGCGAATGATGTCAATTGAGCCATCAACAGCGTATTCTTGAACGTCAAATTGTGGTGTACTATCGTCGGATGTTAATGTTTTAACCGGAATCCAATCTTCAGTAAGAAATTTACTTTGATCTGATTCCGAAATTGAAAATAAATATTTCCATTTATACCCATCGGCGGTTTCAATAATGTTGGTACTGGTTCCGGTTGGTTGAACCGTACTTTTTACATCGTTATCATTTCCCAAACAGATGTATAATTTAAAATCGCTTGTTAGGACATAAAAACTTCCAGCGGTGTAATCTCCAGCGGTAGATGCAGCAGAAATTTCCGCTACTGTCGGATGATCAAATAAATCTTCATCGTCCTTGGACCAAGCGACATATTTTGTCAATCCAGAAGAATCCCAATTATGCCTTGGAATAACAAAAGATGTGTCGGTTAATTGCATTTTTTTCATTGCAATTAAATTGTCCCAGAGATCAATTTCTGAAACCCTAGTATCTACAGCTTCATCGGGAATATTTTCGTCGGCCCATGCGAGTGATCTTGCGATAAACATGTAATAGTTATGGTCAACACTATCAACTTCATCTTGAATTGAACTAGCCGCATGAATTTTAAATTTCTTTGTGATTAGTGGTGCCATAACTTTCTATTTATTAGTAATCTCTTGGGGTTATTGAGTAACCATAATGTTGCGCCATTACATAGTTAACATGTTCCTTTTCATCAGCAGACAATGCCCCGGTGAAGATAATCGCCTTTCCGAGTTTTCCTCGAAGTGGGTTATCAGATGCGCTATTACTTCCGATTATTCCGTCACTTTGTGCATCGTTTGATGCTGTGCTTCCACCGGAACCGGATATCGCGTCTCCATTAAACACAATCTTATTATTCTGGTATGCGTAGAGAGCATTATTAGTGTAATCCCATTCGATGATCCAAGTGTACCAATTGTCTTCGGATAGAATGAATGAAGATGATGCAGTTGATGTGTATAGAGTGTCAGAAGATGTTCTTCTAGATGCGACATATAATCTAAATCCGGCCCCGCCAGATCGGTCAGCCTTAACTCGAATGAATGTTTTGGTTGAGTCATTTGTGAGCATGAAGAATATTTGTTGATCTTCACCCTCATCCCCAAACGGAAGTTCGAATCTAAACGAAAAAACGGCAGTAATTACACTTCGATTGTTTTTGAGTCCTTTCGGAACACTCATCAAATAATGACTTACAAATTCACTTGTTGGATTGAAATCGATACAATTATTATTGTTGCTGTCAGCGTCATTCACTCGATATTTAATTGGTCCAACGCCGAGAACTCGTTTTCCGTTTCCATCAGCCGAATAAACATATTCGATGTCATCACCATCACCCGCTGGTGCTCCTGCATATGTGTCAACATAAGCATCTTCATCAGCATCCCACCAAGCCCAAACAGTTGCGAGAGTTGAAGGATCGAGATCGACAACGGTTGTAACTGTTGGTTCGATTAATGTTACAGCTATACTAAATGTATCTACAGAAACAATCTTCGGAATTGAAGCAATCGGTTCTTGTAAAGTTATGTTCATGACGAATGGTAATACTTCGTTCGCGCTCAAAATATAAACAGATGATTCTGGAAGAGATGATGTCAAAGATAAAACTTCAGCCGATGAACTAGCTCCAGTTCCAGTTGAAACTGTCGGTTCGAGCAAGCTAGATACTAGATCAATCGCAACCCCAACAAATATATTCGGTTCTCCAATTTGTGGAGTAGGAATCGAAGATACTAAACTTAAGACACTCTGAGAGAATTCTTTATCAAGAATAATATCGGTCTCTAAGTCTATTGATATTTCATTTACATATTGGAATTCACCGAACATGATGGTTCCGGCTGGATGTAATAATGTCTTGATGTATTCTCGATAGAAGTCAATCGAGTCATCAAGAATCAATGCATAAGAAAATTCTTGATAGTAGTAATCGTCCCTGAGATATTTTGTGGTATCTAGATGTCCATCCTCATTTAACCAATAACCAGGATATGAATATTGAACAGTAGGAACCATTTCACCAGAAGCAACAAATCCTTCTAAATCTAAAAATGAGCTTAGAGTATATGGATCTCTTAAATTATTAACCCCAGTTTCAGAATCGATCAATGTTAGCTTAAAGTCATGTATATACATTCCGTAGTGAGTTGGCGTAGCCGTTCCGGTGTATGAGATTGTTCCAGCCGTATTTGATAGATAAAATGAACCATATCCAAGGGTACTCGTTGTAACAGCTACACAATCAGCACTTAACTGATACCACCCACCCCCAATGTCGGTGATGGAAGCATTAAACACTCCACCAGAGACACTGTGAACCACTGGACCGGTCAGGTTAAAATATGCATAGGACGATGCAGCCCACCCAGTATCAAATCGTAATGCACAAGCCGTTCTCTGATAAGACTTGACTTTTAAAGTCATCCTATAAGTTTCGCCAGCAGAAACATAGGCAATCGGCGCATATATTAAATGCGTACTATTTGCGGCGGTTTCATATAATAGATCCACATTTCTTAAAGAGTAGGTTGGATCTAATTCAACATTCTGATAAATTGTTGATTGAGATGTTGTACCAAAATCTAGTTGTTGTGGATATGGGAAAATATTTCGTTCTGATGGTACAACAGGCTTGATCGAAATGTTTTTAATAAACACACCGAGATAACCATCTAGTGATGGATTGGTACTTCCTGCATAACTGATTCCACTTCCATTATCAAGATAAATTGTTGTTGTGAATTCCCCATCAACTACCATTTGATATGTCAATGAACATTTATAATAATCATCAACTAATTCGATTGTAGGAACAATTGCTCCACCATAACTAGAAACAGAAACCGTTCCGCTTCCTGTGAGTGTATATGTAATTACAATATTTCCTTTGCGGAAATTAACCCCCGGACCAGTGAGATAAAGTCTTACAATACTTCGACCGTGTGGTTTAACATAAAATTCCAACTTGTGTTGGTCAAAGGTTTGTTGATGATATGGAAGATAATGCTGGACTGTTCCACGGACGATTGTGTTATAAATTTCTGGAGATAAAACTTTATTGAAAACAACAATTGGACCAATCGGACCATTGAAATAGTTTGTCGCAGAACCAGATCCAATTCGGAGAGTTCCACCCAAGGACGATGTTGATCCAGATGCAGTCGAAGCGTTTGCACCTGTATTTAATTGGGCTATTATGTTTGTTCCATCGTGAACAGATCCATAAACTGCTAGTTGATTTGTAACAGCAGTCAATGATGATTGTGTGTCACTCGAACCGTCATAGTTTCTGGTCGCCCACAAATTAGTATCAATATAAATTCTATATTTTACTGTTCCATCAGTATCCATTATGATGGCATGTGTTCCGGATGTAACAAAAGGAAGGGCAGAAACAATTGTAGTTTTTTCTGCTAAGGCCAAAATATCAGATGCTAGACTTACACTAGTCATCGAATCATTTGACCCATCGAACACTAACATTTTCTTTCCGGTATTGCTTCCGTAAATTGGAACAGCAGTAGTTGCCGTGTATGTTTCGTACATTTCCGCACGTTGCATTTGCATACCATACAAATAAATTCCACTAACACCATCACCAGTATAACTACTGTTGTTTAAAGTATTACTCAATATAGCATAAAAATTGACGGTTCCGGATGCTGTTGATGTTCCGACTGTCTGAATTCGATACCAACCACCACCAACATCGGTCACATATCCAACCCAATCAGATCCGCTATCGGTTTGTGTAATCGTTCCATCGGATAAATTAACGTGCATTCCAGCAGAAGGACTCCAAGATCCTCCGACTGCAATATAGACCCTAGATCTTTCTTTTGCTTTTGCATAAAAAGAAAATCTGTATGGTATTCCAGCATAAATTGCTGGTGATTGCACCACATGATGGGTTCCGGTTGAACCATCCTCGATTAATGTCTCAGCCGTTAGCGCCCCGTCGATGGGGTTCGCTAGACTATTTGCCGATACAGAAGCCCCGTATTTTGTCCAAGCAGCATTATCAATTTGCTCACTATAAGTTAATAAGTTTTCTACTCGTGTTGCATTTGAAAGGAGAGGTCTGTTTGCTTCCGTTGTTTGAGTGAACGCAACATTTCCAATTCTAGAAGCAATAATTCCTACTCTTCCAACACTATCGACTGTAGGTGTTGGAGCATATTTTGCCAATGTAGTCGTAGCTACATATGTTGATAACTGAGATGCGCGTCTGATGTGCGCCCCATAAACATAAAGAGCAGATGTCGAATCTCCGTTATATGTTATTGTTCCGGTACTAGCCATGTAAATATAGGCCGGTGTAGTTGTTGCATTACTAGTAGCTGTTGCAGTAACAGTAAATCTCCACCAACCACTTCCAGCATCTTCCGAACTATAAGAACTTAAGCCAGCACCAGCAGAAACTAATGCTCCAGTTGATGTATCAAAGTATGCAAATGAGTTAGCAGGAAATCCAGAATACAAATATATGTTTACGTTTCTGGTTCCGACAGCGCGTTTGATATAAGCAGAAAAACTGTAAGAATTCCCGGTTACAATTATTCCAGTTGCAATTTCGAGAGCATGGCTGTTTGCAGCCGTTCCATCTTCTGTTAGCGTGTCAGCAGTTACGGTGCCAGTTAATGGATTGGCAACGGTATTAGCTGTTCTTGTGGCTCGATAGATATTCCAATTTGATCCAGTAATATCCTCACTTTGAATAATAATATTTTCTAAATCACTTGTAGTATAATTTGGATCGAGAAATAGAGTTGGGCTTTGTTCGAGAATATAGTCATCTAGATCTGATATCGGATTGAAGCTTTGTGATAGAGCATGATTTCCTGTAGTCGAATCTTCAGCTAGTAAGAATGTTTCTTCATCTTCTGTGGTGTGTTCGGTTTCAATAAATGCTGGAGCATAAATGTACGCGCCCAAATTTCCATCACCAGTATATGATGTAACCCCAGGGGTTTCGGCCAAACACAATTTAATTAACGTGCTTGATCCTGTAGCATCGGCGATAGCCGAAACTTCGCACAAGTACCAATCATTTCCAATCCCAACAATATTTGAAGAATCGACTGTTCCTGATGAGCTATAGACTGTACCAAGTGTCAAGTCGAAATTGACTGTTGGAGTAGTAGAAAATAATGCTGGTGGGAGTTTGATTGTTAAATCTCTACCAGCCGATTTTACATAAACAGAAAACTTGTATGTCAATCCATTAACACAATAAACCGCATCAGTTGAAACAAGTTCATGACTTCCCGCCGCAACCGTTTCGATTATTCTAGCAGCATCTAAATTTTCATTGATTGGGTTTTCAATGAAATTACTTTCTGTTGTTGCACCATTTATTTGTGTCCAGTTGGTTTCAAAATCATCGTCCACTGGCAACATGTTTTCTGGAGAGAATCCGATGATTGCGCTTGTTGCTGTTAAATCCCATGAATCGGATGTCAAATCGTCGGCATCAAGAACTAATTCTGGTTCGACTGTTTCTATTGAATTGAGTCGTTTTGTTGATGCGAGTCCTAGAGACTCTTCGCTCATCTCCCAAAATGCGTATAATTTTTCTGTGATCCCACTAGGAAGATCGTCATAAATTAAACCTTGACCGCCGTTGTATAGTGCTTCTCTTTCAGATTCAGAAAGACTTCCAGAACCAATACAAACTTTAAAAACTTTCCCGTGGCTATATGTGGTGGTTGTATTGATTGCACCAATGTTTATTGGACGATCAATAATATAAATTCCCTTGGCATGAGACTGATATATCAATGGATCATTATTGACCGAAACTCCAATCCGGTCGAAATCAATGTGTTCAGCATAGAAGAAATATTTTTCATTTGGATTAAATGTCGTTCCAAAATTTGTTGCTTGAACTGTTGTGGTTGTCGTTCCATCAACAGTAACAAAAAATTCTCCGTATCCCCCAGATGTTTTTCTCAATCCAAATACGTTTGAACTATCATCACCTTTTTGAATCAGAACCATTGAATCTGTCGATTGTTCCGGAACCCAAAATCCAGCAACCCAAAAAGATCCTCTAAGGTTTCTTAGTTGAGATGTTTGTCGATGTGGAGAAAGAGCTAATCGAGTTTGAGCATGTTCGGTAAAATCTACATATGTAAAATTTCTTTGTTGCGAATCGTTTTGTGTATACTCTTGTGGATCGGTCAACCATTCTTCTTTGAGGTATGTTCTTATTTTGAACAATTCATCCTCTGTTAAAGATTCATTGTAGAAAAGTAATTCAGGAATATATCCTTGGAAATAATCAGTAGCATCTGAGATTGAAAATCTTTTTAGTGGTGTTGTTGGATTGTTCAAAACACCAGAACCAATTGGATTTCCATTCAAATAAATTGTTCCTACATCCTCAAATTTTTTGAATTCAAGAATAGAAACTTGGTTGAATGGAATTTCTATTGCACTATGGATCTCGGTCGAAACCCCATCCTGAACTGTTTTTAATACACATCGATATCGTTCAAGAGTTGGATTCCATGAAAGGTATACGGCATATCCAGAAATCGGTTTTGATGCAGAATCTAAAGTTAGAGCATGGACGATAAAATATTTTCTAGAAATTACTCTAGTGATTGGTTTAATGACCGCGAACCAATGAAAATTTCCATTTACAAAATCTGTTTCGTTTGGGTTATAGCTAGGTCCAGTTGCAGTTGTTACTGTATTATTATCTGTTAAGTGATTGAGATTAATCTTGTCATATCTGGTTCCGGATGCTTCATCTAAGTTCCACCAAGAGAGTAGGCTTGTTTTATACCCGCTAAAATCAGGAACATCTTGATATCGAAGTGCGTTTCCACTATTATAGAACACGGTTTTTTCTGTTGTCGTTAGAGTCCTGTTCCAGAGAGAAACATTCGACAACCTTCCATTGAGGAATGTGTTCGCGGGGATGCTAGCCGCGCCCAATTGAAATGGTGCGCTACCGTTAAACATTCCTGTTGTGTGTGCAGATGTTCCTGAAGTTCCGTTAATCGTTAGACCAATGACGTTGTTAACAGAATCGTGCCAAGCGACTACAAAATACCATGTGGATGTAGTTACCGTTCCAAAACCAATAGTGGAGCTAGTGATATTCGTTTCGTTGGTTCCATCATTTGAAACCCCAAATCGTATGAGTGAAGTTGAGTTATTAAAATATAGTCTGTATTCTCTTTGATTGGTTGAAGTAGAATTCCATTTCGAAACAAAATACTGGTCAGCACCAGTTGATTCAATTCTAACCCATCCCATAATACTGAAATCAGTATCACCGAAAGAAAGTGCTGAACTATCAGCAATAGAAAGTGATTCAGAATTTGCAGATGTGAATAGTGCAGCCGTTCTAGTCGATTGAAGAATTGGAAGATTGAATGTATTTAAAAATACGAGAGATTTCTTTCCATTGATTCCTGGAAATTCCGGAACGGTTCCACTAGTAACAAGAACCGTTTCATCCCAACCATTTTCAATTATTGCGGCCCCACCCATTAAAATTATTTCCGTTCCTGCAAGCGTAGTTGATGCAGATCCGGAAACTGTTCCGGCGAGGGCAAATGTTATGTACATTACTAAATTTTGTGAGGTCGATAGAGAAACGAATTCAATAATACATTTATACCAACCATTTCCGACCGATGTTATCGATGAAGATGCAACGTTTGTGTTTAGTACGACAGTACCAGTTGATAAATTGAAAACGGTTCCATGCCAGAGGGAATCCCCGCCATCACCCATCCAAACATAGTCATAATTAGATCGTTTTAAATAACAAATATATTTGTATGTTTTTCCTGGACTACCAACACTAGAACGATACCAGGATGTGCTTGCATTTGCTGAATGGTTTGCTGTTCCTGCGTTAGCTGTTAATTTTGTTGCGGTTGTGCTTCCGTCGAAGTTTGTTGTAAAATCTACAACAACGGCTAAATTTGTTTTTGTCCAAGAACCGTCTGATAGGTTCCGAGACATTATTAAATAATTTCCTTGGTTATCAGTTCTTGAAAGATATGGTCGAACTGTTGAACCAGGATCAGTGAATGTTAAATTATTTGGACTCTGATCTAACCACGAAGAAATTCTGAATGAAGATACCCCAGTTTCTCTTTCTCCCTTACACCACAGAGCAAGATTTTTGTTTTTAATTACCGAAGGAAGCCCATAAGAACTTACGAAATATTTCTTACGAAGGTATTGTTCAATTTTTGGTGCAGAGAATAAATTTCTACTAGTGATTATAGAAAAGATTGTTCCATAAAATATGCTTGCACCAGCCGATGCACCAAGGGATATGGTTCCGGATAATTGTGGGTTAGCTCCAGATACAACTTCGACATCCGTTGTAAATCCACTACCAGAATCGATTGATCCAAAGATTTTTCCGTTCTCGTGTCTGAACCTATAAATTGTGGTTGCGTTACTTGCAATTGGTACAGTCAGAGTGTCAAGAGCAGTATCCCAGTTTTTTGCAACGATGTTAGTTGAATTAATTGCGAGACGGAAAAAATCTCCGCTTTCTTTTAGAATATACTTATCAGACGATCCGGTATACTCCGTTCGAAATACAAGGTATAAGAGTTTTTGATTTTCAGAAAATAGATCAACGAAATTGGATGGAGAGGTCATGTATTCTAGACCATCAAATTTAATTCCTGGATAACCGTTTTGGCCTCGATACTGTTTAGAACCAGTTGTTTTCAAATAGGTCTCATCTGCCAAGGAAGAATTTAATTGGACCCCACTTAAGTAAATATATTTTGATCCGTCTCCGGTATATGTGGTCTGCCTTTCATCGTCAAGCAAATATAGGTACACATATTTTTTTGTTTCGTCGGTGACGGCAAATGTGATTTGGATTCGATACCAATCATTATCATATGGAGTTATTTTTGGAGTGATGAGCGTAGAGGTTTCTCCAATTGCTCCGTTTTCTAAATCGAAGTTTGCATATGAAACTGTGTCATAAGCAAGCCTGATATATTTTTTAGTTCCTGCTTTTACAAAACAAGAAAATCTGTAGGTCGATCCTTCACCAGCCCCAAACAGATATGTTAGAAGGTGTGTGTTCGTTGCGGTCGAATCTTCAACAAATTTTGAAACTAGATCAACTTCACTCATCGAAATACTAGACGGCGCAATTGTTGATCTGGTATATGTAACGTAAGTCGTATCAGATAGATCTTCACTATACGGAATTCGGTTTTCTAGGTTATCCGAACGTGTGAGATATGGACGAATATTTGCTGTTGATTGGACGAAATTTTGAAGAACTGAATTGTCATCTCCCCAGGACGAAACTCGATTCGAATCATCCACAGTAACGTTTTCTTCTGGATCGAAAATACAATTGATATCTGTTGGATCTAAAATATCCGCGCTAGAAGTTAGATCGTTTTCTCCATATGAATCGAATCGTGTTCCAGTTTCTTCATCAAGATCCCAGTAAGAAATTAGTCCGGTTTTTAGATCTTCATGAATTGAAGAATAATCTCTACCAGCGCCGAGGTTGTATAGATGAAGATGTTCTTCATAAGTTAGAAGTCGATCCCACATTCCTAAACGAGAAACCTTTCCGTTTAATTGTTTTCTCTGAACCAAATATTTTTCTCTGAGGCGAGATTCTAGTTCGGTATCAGGAACAGTATCCGTCCAGGTTAATATTGCGGCAATGTCTCCGTTAAAATACAGAGATCCAGAGTTTCCTCCAAGCCGAAGAGTTCCCGTGAGTAATCCAGTTGCGCCACTGGCCGCAACAACTTCTGAAGAGAATCCATTTCCGGAATCGATTGCTATATATAAGTTTCCTCCGGAATGTCTTCCTCTAATAATATAAGGTGTGTTGATCGTAACAGTAGCCGAGGCGGTATCATAATTTGAGTCATAGTTTCTGAAATCTAACGTTGTTCCCGCCGCAGGGAGACGACATTCAAAATATGCACTACTATCTAATAAAATTTCTTGAGAAGTGCCAGTTGCTTGAGAATTAAAACGAGCAACGACATATAAAATTTTGGCAGAATCGCTAAAAATACTAGACAAGGTTGTAGTGGCCGACAATTCTTGTCCACCAAAAAATCTCATGGCCCTTTGTCCGTTAATGCCTCGAAATCTAGGCAAGGACGTTGTTGGTAAATATGTCGGATCTGCGTCAATCAATTGGATTTGCGCTCCCCATACATAAACGCCAGAGACCCCATCACCAGGATAAAACGCCGAAGCGGTTCCTGTGTCGAACAACATAACAGCCCAATTCTGAGATGTTGTTGTTAGATCAGCCACTTGTTCTACTATGAGACGACACCATCCATTTCCAACAGATTCAATCTTTTGAACGATTGAAGCTCCAGAACTTCCGTTGTTAACAAAATTTATTATATCAAAATGAGCATAGCTAAGTGCGAATCCAGTTCCCCCAAAATTTGATCTGAGAGAAAGACTTCTAGCATCAGTCCCTTTTCTTTTTGCATATATGGAAACTCGGTATGTATTACCAGCAACCACACCACCAGATGGAGAAGCAAAGGTTCCGGCATGACTGACACTTCCACCGGTTCCGTCATCATAAAGTGTATCGGCTGTACTTGCTCCGTCTGGTGCCACGGCAGAATTTGCGGTGGTATTTGATCGCGTCAAAGAAAGAAGCGTTCCCATGACTTCGCTATTTGTATATAAGTTTTCGAGATTTTGACTTTCAGTATAGCATGGTCGAGATCCAGACGTTGCTTGGGTGAACGTTTTTATTGTCCCTGTAACAGCCGCCGAGGTTGTTAGCGTGTGAGCATTTGGATACATGGCTCTCTGCCATGTGTGATTATGCAATTTGAATTGCTCTGTTCCTGCTGGAGTATATGTTGCTGGTGATGAGGACGAGGCCGTATTATTAAACCAAACACCAGCTTGCCTACTACTTGCTAGCTGGACAACATATTCAAAAGAAACAACATAACCACCACCAGTTCGCGGTTCTATTTTAGCAGCCGTAACATTTTGATAAACGTTAGTGATCGTCCCATTTTGAACATCAACAATGATTCCGACCCAGGAGACATCATTTCCCTCTCCAACCCAAATATATTGATTATTGACATATTCAACTTCTATCCTTTGTCGAACTTTCATTCCGATGTCAGGAGTAATAGAAACTGCTGGATATAATCCATGTTTGGCCGCACTTGCGGTTGCTGTGACAGTAACTCCACTAACAGAACATGGATATGTCGCTTTGTTCCATGCTGCATTGGTAATATCTGTACTATAGGTAATTAAATTTTCATTACTATCAGTCGGAACGCTTGCCCATCCAGCAACTCTTCCACTAATTAAAGCAATACTATTATCATTTACTTCTAGATTTAATGTTTCGGTTGTTGATGGTGTCGTAATTGTTACATCGATGTCAGCCGGTTTTGCTATCATCAAAGGAAATGCAGAGTCATATGAACCGCCGGAATGTGTGACTCGATTTATTCCACCAGAATTTAATCTAATTCCAATTAAGTTATCGGATGCATCGTGTTCACAAACAAAGAAATACCATGTGTAAGGTTGTAAAACTACGTTCGCGCTTGTTGCTGTATGAGTAGATCCATTTCCAACTCTAAATTTTGCTTTCCTTGTCGTTCCGTCAATCTCAACAATGAATTCAAATTTGTTGTATGTTGAGTCGGCATCACCCTTTGAAACTATCGTTTGTGTTCGATCAGTTTCAGCAACATAGAACCATCCAGATAAAGTAAAATCAAAGTCTCCCCTGCTCAAATTTTCATTATCGTCGATTGTTAGATATTCATTCAGTCCAGAATTAAATCCCGCCGCATAGAAGGTATTTGGATTTAACGTTTCAAAATCTGGTGGAAGAATCGAATCAGCCAAATAATTTTTGTGTGGATAGAATAATGGTCTAGCAGACGAAACTATTGTGTCTGATGTAGAAAGACCGTTACCCCACAAGACTGTGTTCATGTCTGCCAGATGATTCGTTCCATGCGAGTCGGATCTAGTTCCAGACAATTCATTCAAATCCCAATACGAAATAAGCGAAACTTTATGTGCAATGGTTAATTCCGAATAGCTTCGACCATAACCAACATTAAATAATTCTGTTCTTTCTGTAGATGTGAGAACTCGTCGCCAAGCACCAACATATTGAATGTTTCCGCTGTGCTTACCAGAAGTCCCGCCGTTATTCCATGCGCCGATATTAAAATCGGCCACACCATTAAAACAACCAGCACTGTGCGCCTTTGTTGCGCTTACTTCGTTGATCGATAGACCAATAATATTTGCTACTGGATCATGCCAACAAACAACAAAATACCACTCAGACGCAATGAGACTGATTCCTAGATCGGTGATACTATTAATTGATGTGTCAGATGTTCCATTTCCGGATACTTGAAAATATATTTTTGCTCCACCAGAAAATTCTAAGTAACAAAGATATTCTTGGTTACTAGTAGCAGGATGATATTTGGCTAAGAGTGTGTGTTGAGCCAACACATCATCAAATTTAATCCATCCAGTAAAAGTAAATGTTTCATCTCCGAATGAGAGACTAGCGTTGTCGGCAATCGTCAAATATTCACTATTAGCTGCAACAAATTGTGCTGCATATCTTTGCTCTAAAGTCGATTCTTCTACCGATGGATAATAGTCAATTCCTGGATCTTGAATTGACACTTCATCAATTCCACCGGTAGAATCTACAGAAACAATTTTAATTCTTGCCCCACTACCAGAGGAATCACTTAACCGCGCAAAATCTCCTACGGCGTAATCTCTACCAGTATCAGAAAATTCAATGGCAGAAAACATCCAGTGTAGTTTTACGACAGTATCTTCGAAACTAAGATTTTCTTCTAGTTCAAAATCTCCACTTGCACTATCAGGAGAGAAAAATAATTCGTAGACATGATAATTCCCCATCGAGAAACGAATCACTCGTTCGATGAAAACTGTTTCTCCTGAGATCGATCCGGTGACAGTTTTTCCGATTAGATCAAAAGGATCTCCAGAAACGATTGTCGTTCTAAAACTATTTTCACGAATCCACTTTCCATCATCGACTCGGAGAATATCTTCCCCAGGATAATAAAAAGAAACCATCTTATCAAAAAATGCCCTGAAGAAAAATTGATAGGATTTTTCTGTCCCTTTAGCTCGATAGAAATCTTTGATTTCTTTTAAGAGAATATTATCCCGAATGTGAATTTCTCTTGGGATGTTCGGAAGAAATTGCTTAAAGAAATATTCTAAAAATTCGTCGGATGTTCTGTCGATGTCAAATGAGTTTGTTAGGTTTTTGACCCGATCCAAAATCTGGTTATCACTTTCCAACCATCGATAGTATGCTTCCACAAACAAAATAAATTGTGGATGATCAGACTTTACGAAGTCTGGCATCTGAGACTGAATTTGAGTAGAAATTTTTGACATTATATTTGTTCGTTGGTAAGCGTGATGGTTATGTCAGATTCATCAGCAATTAAAATTTGATTCCTTACACAACTAATATTGTTGTATTTTGGTGTTGCATAAAGTTGAATATATGTTTCGTCCGAAACAATAGACTCAGGAGAAAAACTTTCAATGACTACAGTGCCAGTCGAATAATCGATAGTACCGATTGAATCATTTACAATCACTCGACTACCATTAAGCAATCGATAGATGATTACGTTCCCTGTTCCATCATCAGAAAAATAACATGTGTATCCATCTAAAATAAAAGCATCAGATGACACACAATAATCAGAGTTTGTTACATCACCCTTAGATAGTTCATTTGAAAAATAAATTGTGTAGGTCGTTTCTACGTCTAGTTCAGCTTCTAATAGATATTTTAGGGTAATACTTGTGGTGTTACTTTGAATTGATGTGTCAGCATCATCGATTGCAGCCACTAGCCTTGAGTGTTTTAGATGTTTATCAAATTGATTTAGTTCGGTGTCAGCATAGTCTGTTATCGTCGATAGAATTAAATTTCTGATTTCACCTTCAGTGAGTGAAGTCAAACCAGATTTGTAATTAACTTCAGAATCAATCAATAGATATATGTACTCAGGATCGACAACTTCGCTTTGAATTGATAATACACTTCGTCTTTGGATGATGGTGTCAACCAAATATTCCTTTTCAGCAGTTGATAAAACAAAACCATCGACAGGTTTTATTGCAACAAAAACCTTTCCATAAACTGGTGGTATGTTATCTTCGCCGCCCCATACGCGAATCGCATCAATGTTTGGATAATCTCTTTTGATTAGTGTTTCATAATCTTGGCGCGTGACTGCGCGATTTTGTGACTCGTATGAGAGTGGTGCTAAAAATTTGATTGAATCAATATCCTCTTCGCTTGCTCCCCCGTAACCAACAAGAAGAGTCTCAACATCGATGTCATCGATGTCTGCTACTGTTGAAGCATATGCAAAGGAACTACATCCATTGGCATCCTCTCCAGCAGAAACAAGATATTCAATGATGACAATATTTCCATCTTCTAGAGCCTTCCCAATCGTCCCGTTTCCAAATTGGATCTGAAATCTTTGGTCATAGTTTTCATGAAGCCAATACACTGTATCATCTGATCCAATTTCAGTGATATCTTCAGACAAGGTGTAAACTACAGTTGTCGTATCGACAGAAGAATTTTGAACTTTTACAGTCAATACACTTGTGTCTACGCTGGCATTTGGGATGACGTATGTATCAACTTCTCCTACGGTATATCGGTGAGTTAAAACTACACCCTCAACAACTTCAATTTCGCTTACTCGATATTGTGTTTCGTCCGTTGGTAATACGACAACAGCTTCGCGCACTGTGAAGTTATAAGTTTTGCTGTTAAGATTTGTTGTGAATAATGTTCCTTTAGGAATAGTGATACTATCAGGGAGTCCATCAGGATCAATTGTTAACCTGAGAGATGCACGAGCAGATCGAACTGACCTTGGAGTATATCCTAAATGTTTTGCAATTCCGACCGCGCTCTTTCTCAAAACGGAAGAATCGAGGAAGCTTTCATTTGCAACCATGTTCAAATAAAATCCGTTCTGAACAGCATTGTATGCAAGGATGTCAATCAATACTGATAGTCCAGAACCTTTGAAATTATAGTCACTGAATTCAGCTTGAGAATTTAGATAGTCACAAATCGCTTCGACATAATTTTCAAAATCGACCTGAGTTAAATTGATCTTACCCATTATCTTGCCCTCTCAAGAAAAACATCGACTGTGATTGGTTCTATGCCATTCAATACAAAAAATGTTATTGATGCCTGATACCCGTTCTTATCAGGATCGACTTCGACATCGATTCGAACAATTTCTGCCCTTGGTTCATACTTCCTAATCACCCCATCAATGGCACGTTTGATCAATTCTCCAGTTATAGGAGTCACGTTTTCGAAAAGGTATTGGACAATTGAAGATCCGAGATCTGGTTGAAACGGTCTCTCGTAGTTATTGGTTAGGATTAACTGCTTAACAGAACGTCTAACAGCAGAGTCACCAGACAGTTTAAGGACATCCCCAGTAACAGGATGTTCAGTAAAATCTAGGCTAAAATCTTTGTATTCTCTGTTTGGGGATGCCACTAAGTCTTCCTGAAGGTTTCAGAAAGATATTTAGGGGAATTTGCCTAAAGATTGTAACTTATAGAACTTTTTTCTGAGCCTCGACACCCATAACCCAATAAGGTTTATTTTTGGTGCTAGGGTATTCCTTTCCAACGGACTCAAACACAAAACTTTCCCGTCCACCCTTTAGCTTGGACATGTAATCAGACATCTTGTTATATTTGATGGTCCCTAGTGGAGATGTGGATTTGTTCGGAAATAGCAGATATGCATTCCTCTTTTCACCGACTTCTTTATATAAGGCTGATTCTTGGTCGTACTTTTTGGCCAAGGTAGATAGGACGTTTTTTAATTCCCCATTATCTCCCGCGCTCCCAATAACAACCAATGATTCCTCTCGGACATTGTGTTTTTCTCCAGTGGTATCATCTGTTTCTGGGTATCCACCATTGACCGGGATGAAGCCAAGACCATAGGTTTTTAGATCGGCGATCAATCTTTTATTTCTTTGGCGATTTTCTGGGAGTGTGAATTTTTTTCTGAAGGCTGTGATGATGCCGACTGGAATATCTTCATTTTCGAAGTGTTGCCAGATACGGGCAAGGGACGATTCGACTAGATATTTTTTGAAGAAACTTAAGAAACCCATAATAAATTACTATAAAAAGATTCTCAATATAACACCCAAAAACGGATCACTCAAGACAATATTTAAGAAAATTACTGTAGATGTTGCTGTCGCTAGAGCATATGGTAGTAGGGGATTTTGCTTGATTTTGATGAGTTTGTTTAGCATATTCAATATGATCTAGACGTTAGAGATCTCGACTTACTTTATTTATTGAAACCCATATCTATGCAATCCTCGTATGATTCTTATTTGGGTACTCGCCTCTATCCTCCAACCAAATTTGCTCAAACTTCTTTTTGTTCTTCTCGAAGTATGCAATCAATTTATCGAGTAGATTCTCAAATGTTTGAGCATTGATTTTTCTAAAGAGCTTGTTTCCGTCACATTCAAACGAGAACTTACCACCCGTTCTTTCAGTTGTTGGAATATCAAAAACCCAAATCTGCATGTTTAATGGACAGTTCATGGCAATGCCATTCGTTGGGTTAACTCCAAAAAATCGGAAACAATAACTGGTGCGATTTACTCCACCCAATTCTGATTTCATCGTTCTCACAACGAATTTGTCTCCCATTATTCGTGCGATTTCTTGGCGCGTTCTCTCAATTTTTTTATCGTATATCAACATATGATTTCCTAGTTTATAAAAGTCGCTTCTCCAATCTGCTTCTTGGTGATCCGATATCTCTGACCACTTGGAATCAAAACCGCCGTATATCCATTTCCTTGCTGACTCTTTCCAACAATTTCATATTCCTTGTTATAGAGTCGAAATTGCATTCCAGGATTCGGCACAAATTTTTCTTGTTCTTTTTGTTTCGCTTCCTTCGCTTCGCGCTCCAATAAAGTCTGGACTCTCTCCAAACTTTTCTCTATTGGATACCACCGATTCATTATCTCTCGACGCGATTCAATGTAAGACTCTTTGCCCCTATCGTTACCAAACATCTTGTTTAGATATTCGACAAAATTGTTCCCGAAATTTTCGTGTTCCAACAATCCAATTTCAATTGCCGCAAACGCACAGTCTTCTTCAAACACATAGTAATTTCCCCATGGCGAACCAATCGCCCGGACGCTCTCTGATAAATTTTTCTTCGCAAATGATTTGCCGACTAGGTATCCACCATGTCCAGCCGTTGTTACGAATCGAACACCAGGAACAAAGGGATGGCTTGTTTGAATTTCTCCCCAAGGGGAACTTCCACCAGATTTCATAAAGTCTCCATAATTAAAAGTTCATTTCCATCAACAGGTAAAGAATACCAAAATCATCCAAACTTGTCAAACATTAATCTGCAACCGCCTCGTCATAAACTGGCAGTCCAAGTTTTTTCAGATTCTCCGCAATCGCCCTAGCTTGAGCAATCGGAACTCCCGTGAAATTGTCGTATCCAATGTACAGGCATCGTTTCCCTGCGCCATATGCTTCCGTCAAATATCTGACTCCCAGTTTCTTCGCTGCCTTTTTATACATCTCAAGAATTGGTCTCTCAACTTTTGACATTGAAACGTATGCGCGTCCCGCGCCAGACGAAACACCAGGAGCATGATTTTGAAGTCCGTTTCGAATCGCTTCCTCAATTTTCTCAACAGTTATATTTTCCATTTTTTAGTCTCCAAAGGGTTTATTCCCAACCACAAATATATGATGACATAAATCATCCAAATGTGTCAACTAAAATAACACAGATTTAACTATCCGAAATAACTAGGTTTTTCCACCATTAACGATACCTTGGCCTCTCCATTGTACTGGAGAGACGGAACAATACCAAATATTTCCTTGGTTTGACGTAAAGAATAGTAGTTTGTACGCCTACCCCACAAGCCGGTTCTGAACTGTTTATAAATGGGAACAAATTTTTTGATCAGTTTGCTTGGAATTTTTAATTGTTTGGAGATGGTCGTAACAGAAAAATATCCGTGAGATTCGGCGATAATGGCAAGGGACGATTTGCCCCGACCTTCGATGATGTACTGTTGAATTTTCATTTGTATTTGTTATTCCTCTCATAAGGGTTTGTGAATTCATTATAAGAAATGATCGCTCTTGGCTGTAACCAAAATTCTAGATACATTCGCATCAGAAGAATTAAAATATTTTCTGTGTTATATTCGTTTCCTTCCGAGGTTGCATATTTGTAATGACTTTTGATGTATTCTTTATTGCTTAAATACTTTGCTAGAGATTTCTCGAATATGGGCATTACATCTATGCAATAAAATCCATCCCAAAGTTCGAAATCCAAATTGATAAATTTCAAAATTGGATCGGTTGCTTTTATATGTTCGAACCGACACAATTCAGTTTTTGTCGTTTTTAATATTATTTCCCAATTCATCATAACTTTCTGCTCCAACAAATTTTCTTAATACATTTAAAAATTCTTCTGCGCCAGAAATATCATTAGCGACAATTCTTCCCATGAAGTATTCACGACATGAGTTAAGCCAGCAAGAGGTATTCATATCTAAAGGAATTTTTCTCGCTTTTCCAATGGCAATACACCGATCCCAATCTATAGCTAATTCTTGTCGTTTTCTCATGTTGATCCAATAATATCAAAATATATCATACTACGTCAATGCATTGTTTGATGACGGTCTTTCTTTACGAGATTCAAGATTTATCTTATCCTTGGTTTTGTTTATAAAAGAACCGTAAGTGCCGTTAAATATCACTGACTCAATTGCTAAAAGGGTATTCCGTTGTCTAGGCCGCGAATACCACAAGAATGCGTTGTAACAGAGGATCGGTTCGCCGGACGTGATATTTGCGTGGTCTGAGCATAATTAACTCCTTTACGGTTCTTTTATGAACAACGAAAATACAGAAAAAATAATGAATGCAGCACCAAAACTTTTTGGTCTGTTTGAACAAGAACAACAAAAATTGGCTAATCGTTTGAGTGGAGACAAAACAACCCCACCATTTTATCCGATTGCGTTTGGTCTTGAGTGTGGAGATGGTTGGTTTAATCTTTTGCTAGAACTAGTGACTGGACTCGAAGCTGAAATTAATTCCCTTCCGACCGAAGAACAAACACATTTTAAAGTGATCCAAGTCAAAGAAAAATATGGCACACTAAGATTTTATATGAATGGGACAGATAAAATGTATGATCTAATTGCAGAAGCGGAAAGGAAGTCAGCCGAAACTTGTGAGTTGTGTGGTGACGTAGGAAAATTAAACACAGATGCTTATTGGATTACGAGTCGATGTGAAAAATGTTCAGAGCCAGAATGAAAGATTCGATTCTTCGCGCAACAGAACTAATTAAACGAGTTGGTAAAATTAAAACCGAAATAAACATCGATCAATCTAGAGAAAAAATGTTTGCGGGAATTCGTCGCATTTTTGATAAGGGTATTCCGGTAGAAAGAAGTAATGGAATTGCGAGTGTAAAACCAGAAGATTTAGTCGAGGCTGTTAGAGAATCGTTTGATGAAATATCGAGGTTGAATGACAAAGAGGAAGAAGATTAAGTCAAACGATTCTGAACTTAAGAAAACTCAAAAAGCACTTCATGAGTGTTTAACTTTATTAGCAGAGGCATACCAAAGATATGGTGCAGATGCGTGTCCAGGTTTCGAAGAAAAACCATGGATAACCATTAAGAAATGGGAAAAATTCATGGACAAGTTAGTGAAGATTCAAAAACTTGACAAGTATATTCCAGACGAAATGTTCGATTAGATTTATTCGACTGGAGGCTCAACTTCTGGTGCGCCGGTAAATCCCCATCCAGCACCTTCATATCGTAAAGATCCATCAGGAATAATCACTGTTCCCGAAGAATAAACAACAGAAATATTCATTCCAAACGCTCCACCAGGCTGAGAATAACGATAGTGTTGTCTGTTACCATTTGCCACACCAGCATCTCGCCCAGAAGTTCCGTTAACCGTACAAGGTCCACCCGCGCCAGGTTCTAACAATACAGCAAGATTTCCATCCGAATCTGATTGTGGTTTCCACAAAAATCCAATTGGTGCAGCAACAGGCAACCCAGGTTCGTGCGATCCACTTCCCGATCCACTTCCAGATCCATCCCCACCCGCGCCAAATCCTGTACTAGCAGACAAAAACGCTTCCGCTTCCGCTTCCGCAAGTGCTTGAATTTCTGCAATCGCATCTTCAATATTATCATTAGCAGGATTTGATGCAGCCGACACAGCAGCGGCCCCACTTGCAATAGCGATCAGCGCGTCAATTCCTGGAGCATCAATACTAAATCCAGGAATGGCAGGAGCGCCTGGTAAAGTTGTGTCTCCGTTAGAATCCGTCATTCCACCTTCGAGAGCGCCCGAACAAGATGTCAGTGCGCCGGTATGCGAAATCAATGGGGCAAAATCTGCAATTAGTGTTGGAGCAATTCTTTGACAAGAAATTAGAGAAACATCCCCGATGGCTCCACCGGCGGCGCGAATATTTTCTCCAACACTTGCTTCAGTTCTAGAAGCACACCCAAGAATACTAGATCCAGCAACACCAGTCGTTTCATCTCCACCGACAACAGTTCCTTTTTCACCTTCGACAATCATAGTATCATTGCCATAAACAATAGCAGCTTTATCGCCTTCAACAACTAAGGTATCATTCCCCTGAACAACAACAGTCTGATTGACACCAACAAATAAATTGTAATTTCCATCGACTATCGTACTCATATCTTCTTTGACATGAAGATTATAATCACCTTCAACAAGCATATTCACATCACCATGAATTGTGATATTCCAATTTTCATCAACTTCTAAATTGAAATGTCTTTCCGTTTTGCAATTGATATCTTTGTCTTTAACATGGATGTTTAATTTTCCAGCTAGTACGGTAAGGTTTAGATCTCCGTTTTCTCCGACTGTTAAATCATAGTTGTTTCCAGTTTCAGCATCCTTGTTAACAAAGAGTTTCATTCCCTTATCAACAGTGTGTAAAGCAAATGCTTCAACATGCACCCACCATGATTTCAAAATGATCTGTGTGAATCCTTGAACTATTTTTTTGATGGTTAGTCCAGATGGATGAACTTCCTCAAACGTTCCTGTTCGGTGATACAAGTGAATTCTTTCTTTCCCTGGTGTGTCATCCATTTCAAATAGATGTTCACCTTCACTTCTCCATGCATGGTTGTATGGATACTCTGCATCGTATGGAGTTTCTTCCTCATAAAATTCTCCGGACGGTGAGGAAACATCTGTTCCAGTACCAGCCGGATGATCTGAAGTTGGAATACTTCTTTGTCCAATATCTACGTTCGCTCTTTTTTCTTGAACGATGGTATCAGCAATTTTTTCGTTACGTTGAAATCGGGATGATGATGGTTCATCTAAAAAATCTGGATCTGGATAATTTGGTTTCTGATTTGTCTCATCAATATCGGTTCCCGATCCGTCATCGTGTTGAGTGGTACTTGCAACAGGACCAGGAACTTGATGTCCGACCAATTCATCGATTCTTGGATCGAAAAATGCTTTTTTTGGTTTCGCTTCATCTTCAGGAATACCAGAATAAATTCCAGTTATGATTGGTCTCTGAGCCTGTATTCCATCCCCAAAAAATCCATAGGCCCAATCGCCTTCCCTTGGACCAACCACGTTTTGCATGTGGTCAAGTGGGAGAGTGGGATACGCCCACGGGAGTTCGTCTGTCGGCAAATCTTCTTTTTTATCTGAATGCCAGCCGAATATTCGGACTCGGACTCTGCCCAATTTTAGCGGGTCTTTTCGATCTTCGACAACCCCGCGCCACCAGATCATGTCCTTTCCATCACGATGTTCCATTAATTGTTGGTCCTAGATCTGTTTAAATTGGGTTTGAAGAAATTTCTCGAAGTATTTAACTAATTTTACCAATTTAGTTGACGGGTTTGGATAAATTTGGCATCATATGTATGTGATTGAAAGAAACACTATGGAGAACAAAATGAAAAATAAAGAACAAATCGAATTACTAGAAAAGATGATTGGATATTCGGTACAAGATCAGGCTTTATCAATCGAATCTGCTAAAAAATTTGTTGAGGTTGGACTTAAGAATCTTAATAATCCTTCTGGCTTTTACCGACCAATTACAACATTAGAACAACTCGTTCGTGAATTGAGTTCAGTAGTAGCAAATTTAAAAACAGGTATAATTCAGGAAGAAAAATATAGGTTCGCACTTGAACGACTTTTTGAGGCTGAATAATTTATTGGAGAATATTATGAATCCTAACAGAATGGCACTAAAATCGAATCGAGAAAAATTTCATTCGACGATTCTTCGGGAATTGAATCCATATGGATTGGTGGATACCGGAAATGAGGTGTATCGATATTCTTTGGAGAGTAGGGCAGGGACGATTCTAATAACTTTTTGGGAAGATGATTTAGATTCCGTTTTCTGTCGATTCGAGAATCCACAATTAGCAAAACACATTTTGGGAGAAGACAAACGACTAAACACATTTTCTGGAAAATGGAATTTTCATTTTCTTGAAAAGGATTTAGACTATCGGTTGGCAACAAATTTTTTCTTGAGTGAAATAAAGAAGGTGATTGAATTATGATAAAACAAATTCCTGGATTTAAAATTGATGAAGATAAGATTGCGGCTGGTCTATGGGAAATGATTAAAGAGCATCCAGACTTTGCATGTGTTCGCTTAGGAATGTTACCAGCGGAGATTATGAATTCTTTAGAACGAGAGTTTGAAGAAAGGATTCCGGACATTTACTTTGTTTCTGGAGATCCGCTATTCACTATAAAGGGTGAGCAATACAGGCACAAAGTTCTACATTCAATAACATGTAAGATTTTGAATCTGGCTGATGCGGCTGGAGTTTTGGAGGTATAAATGGAAGAGAAGTTGGTTTGTTTTGCATGTGGAAAAAAGATCAAGGGTCGGCAACATCTTGTAGATTGTGAGGATGATCAACAATTTGTAACCGTTGGTCCAGATTGCTATAAGAAAATTAAAAAATCTGGGATCATGGGTTATCGACCACCAAAGGGAGGTCCGAGGCTCGTGCTTTCAAATCAAGAATTAACATTAAAACAGCGTTGTGAAATAATACAATGGTTGGCCGAGGGAGGTCTTGTCAATCTAGGTAAATCCAAAACTAAACTCGAAACTATTGAAAATTGTTTATCTGCAATATACGAAATCTCACGCAATGGCGCAGGAGATTTTTATCATCCTGGATGGGAAGATAGGTCCATGCGACTTTATAGAACATTGCGCGATAAAAATATAATTTGACAAGTTTGGATGATTTATGGCATCCTATGAATAGAAAATAAACTATGGAGAAACAAATGAAAACAGAAAAGAGAAAGGGAATGAGATTGAACGTTTTTCGTTGGACTTTGGGAGATTGCACTAATGGTGGAATTTCTTCCACTCATAATAATGTCTTGTTAGTTGGTCCAGGAATTCCAGAAATTTTTGAGGAAGATGAGGATACTCCGGTTGTTAATTTGGTGAATAATTCTAGGGGCCAGGGAGCGCCGTACAATCCAGAAATTCATCATTGGCATGATGAGGATGTGTATTTGGTATTAGAACCGGCTGATGTGCCAAAAGGTACTTGGACAATGGCTGGTGGAAATTATGCTGGTTCTAGTGATAGTAGGATTCACGAAATTTGTCCGTATCCAATCTCGATACATGACCGAATCGAGTAATTTATTTCAAATTGCAATATGTAATGGAGGAATATGACACCAGAAGTTTTAGAGAAAATTAGAAAGATTCTTGAACTTGCTAAACGAGGCGGGACCGAGGAAGAGGCCGACACAGCTATGAAGATGGCTCGAAACATATTAGCTCAGTACAATATGACGGTTGATCAAGTTTCGTTCGATGAAGATGATGGAATTGAGAGAGATCAATTCGGACATCTCACAAAAAAATGGAAACGAAATTTAATGGCCGCAATTGCCAAACTTTATTTTTGTAAGGTCTATACCGATTTTCATAGACAAAAAGGGAAAGGGATCACAATGATTACTGGTAAGGAATCCAATATCGAAATCACCAAAAATCTTTTTGAATATGTTGCCGGTGTGGGGGAAAAACTTTCCAAGATTTATGCATCGACCATCGACAGAAATTCATTTTGCATTGGATTTGCATCAAGAATAAACACCAGGGTTCTAGAGGAAATCGCAAAAATTAAGACACAACCAGAAACCCAAGAAATGGGATTGGTATTGAAATCGATGTACGAAACGGAGGAAGATAGGATCAAGAAATTTTTAATTGATGTTGGAGTTACCTTAAAGAAAGGTGCGCCGACATATATTAAAAATGAGGCTGCATATAAGCAGGGACAAGCTTCTGCGAACAATGTGTCTCTCGGAAGGAATCACATTACGGACAAATCTAAATCTCAACTTTTGATAGGAAAATAAAATGGCAAAATATGAATTAACGGCTACTGAAGAAATTCTTGATGTACTAAAACGATCCACCATCGATGATGTTGGATTGTTACTTCCAGAACAATTAGATCGAACCACATATATGAGTGTGAATAAATTTTTGGAAGTCTCCGGAACGAAGTGGAACAAGAAGTTAAAGAAGCACATCTTCGCTGATGTCGGCGCAAAAGAAAAAATTCTTGCTCTGCTAGATACGGGATCGATAGTCGATGAAAAGAAAAAATTCCAGGAGTTTTATACTCCAGAAATTGTCGCTGCCGAAATTGTTGAGCTAGCCAAAATTACTCCAGAAATGATCGTCCTTGAACCGTCAGCCGGTGAAGGTGCGTTTGTTAAAGAGATTTTGAGATTCACATATAAGGTTTTCGCGGTCGAAATTAATCCAAGGTCTGTCGAGATATTAAGGAAAATACCGTCCATAGATCCACAGTTTGTTTTCGAGGAAGATTTTCTTTCTTACAACTTAGTGGATGTGAAGTTTGATAAGATCATCATGAATCCACCATTCACGGAGGATCAGGATATCAAGCATATTACTCATGCATATCAATTTCTAAAATCTGGCGGGGAATTGTTTTCGATCATGTCTCCTGGATTTACGTTTGGGTCTACCAAGAATAGAAAGGGATTTAAAAAATTGGTTGAAGACCATGGGGAGATTGTTAAAGAATATCCAGAGGGAACCTTTAAAGATTCAGGAACTAATGTCAGGACTGTTTTGGTAAAATTAACTAAAGAATAGGAATATTATGGGTCAAGAAAGTGTTAAACTGAATGTCAATAAACAAGACTATATGTTAGTCCAAATCATTGTTCGCAGGGCAAAGGGACTTGGCGTAATTCATGATGTCTTATCGACAGAAATGGATCTCTGTGCTACACATGCTAATGGAAATCCGATGGACTTTGAGAAGTTGGCTAGTGCTGATGATTTTAATTTAGCTCATGATGTTTGTGGAATTGCCAGACATCTTGATCGAAATACTGGGAAGTTGGAAAATTATTTTAGTCCGAGATGTAGTAGATCGGATATACCTAGCAAGTCGAATGCGTCTAAACTGAGATTGGTCAAATAAAATGTCACGAGAATATACTAAGGAAATTGAACAGGAAATTGAACAGGAAGTTTGGGGATTGTACGATCAGTTTCAAATTGATCGACCAGAAAATTTGCCTGGTAGTAGACAAGTTCTGGCTGTTATTATGGCACTCGGATCGCGTATCAAGAGATTAGAAGATGATAATTTTCGTCTTCGAGAATCGTTGGTTAAATTATTCAAACAAGCAGAGTTAAAATATGAAGAATGATAATCATAGAAGGCGTAGAAATGATTAACACACCACAATTTGCAGCATTTACTAGACTAAAACAGTTGGTTGAATTAAGGTTGTTTATTCAAACTTCAATAGTAGGACATAAGTGGATGACCGATCAACTCCATTTGGCAATCGAACGAGAAATGAAATTTATTGAGAATTCAAAAGAAACTTGGAAATTAATAAAATGAAGAATGATATAAAGTGTCCTGGAAAAATTACAATTACTAGAACATATAGTTCGGATAACACTCGTCCTGTTCACATCGAAGTTGTTGACGAAAATAGTAGGATTCATGTTATTGAAGTTCGTATGTCGCTCGAAGCTTTTTCTAGGGCTGTGTTGGGTCAAGGACATATTGAATGTGAACTAGTTGGAAATCCAGAACAGATGTCAAATTTTGGATCGGATAGGGAATTAGTAGATGTGCGAATTGATTTAGCAGAACACAAAGAAAAAAATCTCTCCGAATTAAAAGATTTGATGACAAGAAAAGTTGCCTCATTTCTTCTCGATGGATGGAAATTTCATAGCACAAACGAAAATAATCAGACTCGTTCGACATCAATGATTACAACTTTAGTTAGGTATATAAAGCCAAAAGAATAGTTATATGAAAAAAGTTATAGATGAATTTCTGAATTTAGCAGGATACAAATATGATACTTTAACAAGCATGTCAGAAGGCGCGTCCAATTCTAGGGTGTCATCAGATATTATAAAAATTCTAAAGAAACATGAGTCGTGCCTCACGAAAAAACAACGTCATAGAATGGAGTGTATTGAGAAATCTGATAATTGGGACGAATATAAAAATTTATTAACTAAAAGGAAAATGTAAATGACTATTATCTCTTTAATTACTGTACTTGTTGTGGTTGGTGTAATTCTCTGGCTGATTAATACGATGATTCCAATGGAGGCAACGATCAAGAAAATTTTGAATGCTGTCGTTGTGATCATCGTTGTAGTCTGGCTACTACAATCGTTTGGACTTCTCAGCGCATTGAATACCCCAATGATCCGATAATAAATTTAGTAGACAATCCAGAAATGGGTAGGCGTGTCGGTCGTATGGTTGGACGCAACTCTCTGCGGCTCCGGTTCAATTCCGGTACTTTTCTTCATATAACTAATTGAATCCATTAAGGAATAAAACATCTTAAATTTGCTTGTGTTGTAGTGCAAAACGCGCTACATTATAACTGTAGCCAAAATTGATTGGCTGAATGGAGACATTATACAATGACAAAAGAACAATACATCCCAAAGAACGTCGAAAAGACATTCATTGATCCGACTGGATTTGTGAAGGTTTACTTCCACACTAGCGAGATAAGTGGTGAGCCATGCGCGATTGCTTACACTGGAAAGAAAAGTAAGCCAGCATTTAATTTCCGATTCAAAACTTCGGAACAGAGAGAAAGTTTTGTTCAGGACAAATTAAATTATATCCTCGAAAACCATGCTAGAAATGAAGCTTACAAACTTCAACAAAGATTGGACAGGACCGAAGGTGCGGAAAAATATTCCAAAGAAATTAAGGTTGGTGATTTGTTCTGCTACACATTCAGTTACAACATGACATTTAATCACTTTTACCAAGTGGTCAGATTGGTCAAGGGAAGAAAAATTGAAGTTGTTAAAATCTCTTACGAGTATGTCTCAGGAGACGGTCATTGTGGTTCGGTGGTTGCGGTTCCAGTGAGTGGGGAAGAATTAAAAAACAAAACTCCGATTGAAGCTAGGGTGGTTGGAAACAAATCAATCAGCGTCGAGGGAAAAGTGGCACAATACACAACAGTCGAACAGAAACATTACGAAAACCATTTGGATTAATGATGAACAGTAAACCAGGAAAAACTCCAACATCGTTTCGTTTCTCAAAAGAGACGAATCGATTGCTCAAAATTCTCTGCGAATCGTGGGGAGTCAATCGAAACGAGGCGGTCGAGAGAGCAATTGCGCTATCGACATTTATGGATAGTGTGGTGCAGGTTGAGACAATGAGTGGTTTGAAGGTGGAAGAATTTTTAAATTCTAAGATTTAATATTTGACAAGTTTTGATTAATTGTATATGGTTTGTCGGTAGTCCACTATTGGGAATATCTACACAATAACTCTGCCTTACGGGGTGGATGGGTTGACTGATAGTGGACTGCTTTTTGGATAATTAATCATGAAAGAACTTGGTGATTCAGACTCAATCACATTCGGGACTCATAAAGGAAAGAAGTTGGAATTTGTTCCCGCGCATTATTTACTTTGGCTACTCGAACAAGAATGGTTAGAAGAAAAATATCCAGAATTATTTGAATACATCTCAAACAGAGAACAGCAATTAGAGGATGAGAAAAGTGGAAGATAATCTCGATAAAAAAGAAGGCCGCGAAATTGGCTTTATTACAATTTTCAAAAATGGTATGGTTGCAGTTTGTGATCGAGACGGTCAACAAATGCCTTGGCTTCAAGGCAAATATTCTGAGATGGAACCTTTAATTTGTGAAGCGATTGGAAAGCAAAAATATTTACCTGAGATAATTTTATAAACTAAAAGGAAATGAAAATGATAACGACTAAACAAATAACATTAGTAGTGGTTGGTTTTGCAGCCGTTGTGTTGCTACTTTTGAGCAACAAAGTCTGGGAAACCAACAACGCCGGTTACATGCAAGTTAAACAAGATGCGATATCCGGAGAAATGTCAGTTCGTCTTGAGCCTGGTATGTATTACCAAGGATTTGCAAACATCACTACCTACAACGTGGCAGATGTTTATGATTTCAATTCCCCAGATTCGCAAATTAATGTAAGATTCACAGACGCATCAGTTGCAAATATCGGTGGGCAAATAACATACAGATTACCAACAACTCAGGCTGAGGTGCTAAAGATTCATAAAGACTTTAGATCTTATGAACCAATTCACAACAATATTATCAGACAGGTTGTAGCCGCTGCACTTAAACAAAGTGCAACTTATTTTACCGCCGAAGAGGTGTACTCGACACGTCGATCTGATTTTATTGATTTAGTAAATGATCAGATTAAGTTCGGAATTTATGCTACATCATATACAGAAGAGTGGAAGAAAGATGAAAATGGGGATGCAAATTTAATTCGTCGGGTCAATTATCAAAGTGACAAAGATGGTCATCCGATTGTGTCAGAAGAAAGTGCATTTCACATATACGGAATCGAACTGATCCAGTTTGTGGTGGGTGATGTTGATTTCGATGAAAAAACAGACGCTCTGATTGCTAAAAGAAAAGAAGCTGAACAAGAACGTGTTGTCGCAAAAGCAAATGCCGAGAGAGCTAAGCAGGATACTATTACGGCTGTTGAACAAGGGAAAGCAAAGGTTGCTCTAGCCGAAGCCGCTGCACTGGTTGATAAGAAAACCGCTGTTGTAGCCGCTGAGAAAGAAACCGCAATTGCTGAACAGGTTGCGCTTCAAGCTGAACAACAAAAACGCGCCATCATTGCAAAGGGTGAAGCCGATGCGACCGCCGCGAAACTAAAGGTTGCCGCTGGTCTATCTCCACTTGAGAAAGCTAACATCGACAAGGATACAGCGATTGGTGTAGCCGCTGAACTTGCTAAGGTGAGGTTCCCACAACTTATGGTCATTGGTGGTGGTTCGAACGGTGGTGCTATCAATCCATTCGATGCAGTTGGTTTAAAATCTCTCATCGATATCAGCAAAGATTTAAGTAATGGGGTTGCCAAATGATAAAACTAATCGCTAACATATCCTGTGGGGCATTAGCCCTATGGGTCTTTTACTCTATTTTTTATTTCAGAGTATTTCCGAGGATGATTAATCACTATCGAGTGGTTACTAAGAGACAACGGAAGTATGATTCAGATATTGATGAGATCAAAAAATTATGAAAATAAAAAATCCTCGTCGTAGAGTTCATGTTGTAATAACCTTTACCGATAACACAACATCCGAGGCTTGGATGGAAGTGTTAGATCATGGCCACGTTCTTCGATTCTTTAAGAGTATTGACGAGGACGATTGCATTGCATCAAGTACGATGAAAGATTGGACAATCAAAAAGTATGTCAACATAACTCAAGTTTTAAATGATTGGCAAAAGGAGCTTGGGTTCGAACCGATTATCTCTAGTGACGTTCACGATCTAACCAAAAGAATTTTTTCTGCCCTGATGAGCTATGCTCGACTCAATGAAACATTCGATGAAGACGGCGCAGCAATTATCACAATTAAAGATTTGGAAAAGTTTGGAGAATAATGATGAGTAAACTAATCGAAGAATTTAAACGAGTATATGGAGCGCCAAGAAACGGAGAAAAATTTTCTGATTTCGAACTTCAAATTCTGGGACATTGGCAAATTTGTTATGTTACTATTTTAGAAAGTATGAGAGAGGTAGCTCGTGGAACAATATTGTCCAGTGGAGAAAACTGGTCCAATGTGTTGAATATTGATTTCGAAGAACTAAAAAAGTTTGGGGAGTAGATATGGCAACTTTTTGTATGGTGTCTAATCAAATCAATGTCAGGGAGGTTGTGTATGGATCACATAAGATAAACCTAATCCAACCCCTGTTATACAACACAATAAAATTTCCAGATAAACGTGCAATTGATTTAGCAAAGTCACTGACACATCATCCAAGTTCATTTTTTGAATTGATGTTTAATACGGCTGCATTAAAAATAGAATTGAAATGAAGATCTACGGTAGGGGCAAAAATCTAGACTGTCTACTTCTAGTCAATGGAGACTATGTGGAAAATGGTGCTTATCGAGGGAAAATTAATAAGCAAGGAAATTTTGAGATTATCAATCCCGATACAGGCAGAAAGAAAATAGCAAAGTATCTAGGTGAAGCTCCAAAAGGTGAGCATTATAATGACATCCTTGAGAAGTTTAGAAAACAGAGAAAATCAAAATGACCATTTTTGTTGCTTGGGCAGTTGCGGGTTTCTGGTTCGGTGCTTGGATAAAGCTTTGTGGGGAAGAAAGTAACATGCGCTTATTTCCAATTGTCAGTATGAACGATCCAAAATATACAGATGTCACCAACACTATTCAGTTTAAGATTCATCTGAATTTTGATTTTCTGTTCGATAGAAAATTGCAAAATTTTGGTGAACATAGTTTTGAAAACAATCTTCAACTGGACCCAATCAAAAAATTACTTCAAAATAGTAGACAGGTAGAAATTTATGAGTGATAAAGACGCAACATATATGACCACAGAGGCCGCATTTCTATGTACGACATCCAACAAAACCAGATCTATTATCATGGATCACACTTATAATAAAATTCCATTTCAATTGATGTCGAAGGTTGAGAAGTTATACAAGCACGATCTGTATTGGTTGTGGGATAAGGCTGGTCAAGACACATACATTTGTAATTTAATTAGACATCCGGACATGAGGATGGATTTTCAATGATCAACGAAACTCTAATTGATGTGAAATTAAAATTTGTTCTTATACAAACCATATTCAATGTAGTTGATCCACAGTTGAGGATAGTTTCAGAAACTATCGAAGATGGATTTTCTGATTTGCTTGATAATACAATGATAGACGTAGATCAAGAAACACAAGAATGAGCCAATATCCTTATCCCGAACAAACCAAAATGAGATTGAAACTGGAACAGATTGAGAAAAATCTGTATGCCCAATTAGGACGCTCGAAACTTGCGAGGACCGGCGCAATCAATGGATATCTCTTAGCCCAGGATATTAAAAAACAAATTACACACACTCTACGAAGGGCTGAGTATCGATGAAGTGGGATCTCGCAGGACAAATTTATATGAACAGTCCAATCCAAAAGGACGTTGATTACAAAATTCGTGGTCCGATGGAGCGAATGGTGCTGAATACTGTAAATTTATTCATAATTCCACTAGCTCAAAACATCATAAGAGATGCGATTAATAAACGAACGACAGACGATGTTCTACACTATCCTTATTCGGTTAATTTGAATATACTAAAGAATTCGGAACGACCGAGGGTTATAAAGAGAAAGCGACTAAAGAAATGAAACGCGCATATACAAACAATCCAATTCACTTATTGATAGATCGAACAATTCGCGGAGCATTAAATCTAAACATAAAAGACTTTATTAGTTATTCTCCATGCCGGACATTCATGATGGTAAATGATAAAGCCAACGTTCTAATTCGATCTTCACAAGTTAAAATGCACTACCCACCAATTTTTTCTAATTTGGCCACGATATCAAATGAGTGAGAAACCATGAAATCAGTTAGAACAGTCTCTAGAAAAATTCGTTATCGAATTAATACAATGATTCACGAGGATGTTAGTTTTCGAGTTGAAAACAGTTTTCTCAATGAACATTGTTTAAGAGTGGATAAGATGCATGACAATACAGAAAAACTAATCGGGGAACATTTTAAATTGTTTTTTCGGTTTTCTCGAAGCAAGTTACCAAGGGATTATTTCCGATGAATATAATGTTAGAAGAGGTTCGAGATAATGTCAGGTATCATATTAGCCTTAAGATATATGATATGCTAATTGTACAATCTCCATTGAGAAACCGTGAGAGAGATTTACATCCATATCAATTACTCCACAAAAATGCAGAGATATTGAATAACGAACAATTGCAAAATTATTTTGCAGGTCTTCGCGAGATAAGGTATGAAAAAATTTGATCCAATAGAATTGAGATATGGTCGTTCAATAAGTCGGATTGAAAGTGCCTTGGATCTCCACATCAGAAAGTTTTTGATTTTCAGTGAATATATCTCAGCGCCCCATAGTGATTACTTCGAAAATATGGGTACATCAATTTCAAAACTAACGAGAAATTCTGGGTATGCGAGGTGTCCCATATATGTTAAACATTAATAACAAGATCATCGATGCGATTCATCATGCCGGACTTCAGATTAATAGAGAACTACAAAGTAAACTTTCTGATGTGATTGATCAGAGGTGGAGGGCAGAAGTGATACATCATGATCTTGAAAGAGCAATCGAATCAACGATGGACAGGAGAGAAACAGAGTGATGGATACGGTCGAAAATTCCCACATCTTTAATTCAATCGATGACAAAATTTCGGAAATGCAGTACAAATTAGATTTTCATTGTTTCAAAGAAATATTAGAATCGAATATCGTGATGATTCCGATGGTATTGGTAATTGAACACGCAATTGGTCAATCATTGTCCAGGGACGATTTGTTATGAGTTTTAGAAGCTGGTGGTACAATCGCAGTTCTACACGCGCACAGAAATTTTTCACGATTGAAAGTGCTATGAATAAGGTTAATGAGGAATTACGAATCAAAATTTCTCGTGAACTTACACAAACACATTTCGTAACTCAGAGAAATCTTATGAATGGAATTGATCGAGCAATTGAAAATTCGTTTGATCGGGTCAGGTTACAATGAACAGCTTTTCAATAAAGTCCAAACCAATTTTTCCTAGTTTGGCTATAACAAATATTGAGTTAGTCTTAGATAAGGCTGTTAAAATTTTTGTTGCTTGTGGAGTTGCTTCTGGCACAATAATCGATGAAGAACAAATATATTTTGATGAAGTTGCGAGGTTGGCCAGAAACACCGGAGATGCTAAGATTTTAAAAGGATAATTATGGATGCCGTTAACAAAATTGAAGAATGTATTCACACCGAAATTAGTTCTAAGATGTTTAGTCCCTTGAGTTCAATTTCGTTCTCAATTCCGATCACGATTCTCACAGATATAAAAAAATTCATTAGGGGAAAACAGATATTAGACTTCGATTGGTGGAAAGATGAAGAATAAAATTTACTCCGCGCAACACAACATTGAGATATCGATTCACACTTGGGAGCGAAGGATGTGTGACAAAATTAATCTAATATTTCTTCCTGCTGAACATCCCAGAACAGGAAAGTTATATGAAATCAGTTTTGCGATTGATAATTCATTGGTTAGACATTCCAGAATTGAAGAAGGAGTTAATTTCGAATTATGAACCTGAGACACATCATAGGCGATCAATGTATGAAAATAATATCAACATCACTTAAGGATTCGGTGAACAGCCAAGTATTGTTTTACACAACGATCTCCGTTTTCCCATCAAACTTTAATATCCAACAAAATTCCAACGATAAGAAAATTTTCGAGGAAGTGCATTTTCCCATAATCGACAGATACCACACATGAATGACACCGAATCGTCCCTGAATCCACATCGACTAGATGCCCGTGTTCATAACCGTATCAATCTGTTCATTCTGGATATTCGATGTGCAAAACAAGAATCAGTTGAGAATTCACCGATGGGTTCTGTAGTCCCATCGTCAATTTTATTTGAAGTTGATGAAGTGGTTAGTCGATCAATTCCTGAACGATTGGTGGTAGCGTTAGCGCCTTTGGTAGACAGAGATGGATTCTCCAGGGACGATTGATATGACAGAACCAACAGACTTTCAAATTAGGTTGGAACTTAATTTCGATAAGAAAATTACTAGGAATTTTGACGCAATCATATGGTCTGAAATAGAAATCTATCTTTTTGTTCTGGCTCATGAGATAGTTAACGGTGGAGTGAATAATTCAATTCATCCTTCAAACTATAGGATCAATCATGGAAAATCTTTAACATGAGCGACAATCCGTTTTCTGTAATTAATCACGCCATACATATTCAAATTAAAAATCGATTGCATAATATAATGTCGTTTGGTGATTTGTATCGGCATCAAGCAAGAGAAAAAATATTTCATATAATTGATTGGCGACATCACAAACTTTCTATGGGTATTGTTAAAGGGCATCCATATTCGTATGATGAATTGAACCTTTCTAAAAAGAAATAAAATTATAGGATTAATCATGGAAAAACATTCGGACATTAAAAAATTTGTTGATACAAGAATAGACCAGAAACTATCTTTTATATTTTCGACTGTTACATCGTCGGTTATTAATCAACTGGATAAAAATCAAATGATTCAAGTCCTATCCATCAAAGATAAAATTTTTGAGCGTGTTGATGACACGATTTTCTCCAGTAGGTTAAATCTTAAAACCAGTATGTCGGCGAATATTCAACAAGCAATCTTGAAGTCGGTTATGAATTTAGTGGGACCAGCATGAATCCAACACTAGCAATCGAAGGTGCAATTAATCAAATAAACCAGGCATCAGATAAAATCGCCACAAAAATTCAAGTCTCCATGGTTAATACAATGTCCGGTCAATTGAATAAAATTTGGCCAGATGCTAAGATGATAGTCTCGATATCACAATCGATACGCGAACCAATACTCAAAATTGTGAACAGAGGATTAGGATTATGAAGAAAGAAGATAATCATGAAATTGCAGGACTTCTAGTTGATGAAGTTTGTTTTAAACTCGAAGACGCAATCTCACTTCAGATTTATGTTGAGGTGCAGAGAAAGACAAGAATCATGAATGCAGATTCATATTCGGCCAGAATGCAAGCCGGTATGCCAATGGATATCGAACGCGCAATCAGGAATTCTATGGACAGGGACGAATGATCTCAATAGGAACAGTTGCGAGAAAAGTAGACTATAGGATAAGTGATAAGATGTGTGCTAAATTTTCACATAATATTATTGATCATATCATCTTATCACAGTTAAAAAATGAGGTGAATAAAATTAGTATGATTCACGATAAAGTTGATAAGTTTCTCGATGAAGATTTAGAGAATTATTTTGTGGGGTTGAACAGGGACGATTAATATGAATGAAAAATTTGTTACTAACTTACACAATAAAATAAGTCTAGCAATTTGGCGTGAGATGAATCTAAAATCAAGCGTCAATATGATATCATCTGGTGAGTTTACGGCTGATAAGTTAATTTATTCCCCACTCCGAGCCTTTCGTCCTAGAGATTATCATACTATACTACTCAGATGGATATGAATCTAAGAAACGACTCCATTAGTATTCGAATAAACGACACGTTAAATTCATTGCTCAATCCAGTAATGACCTTAGAGACTTGTTTACTCATAGAAAAATTACATAGCAAAGTTTATTTGGTTGTTCAAGAACAATTCTATCAATTAGAATCTCAGAGCAATTTGGATAGAAGGGCAAAGCTATTCGGGTTTAAAATTATATGAACAAACCAAACTCGTCCCTGAAACAAATCGATATCAGATATAACATTCAATACCACATCGACGAAAAACTCATCAAAAAATTGTATTCGGATGCATTGGCATTAAGACTCCAAACGAAGGTTTCGCTTGTGATTGATCTCGCAAGATGTTTTGATAGGAAGCAACTTGATCCAAACTGTTCAGAAATTATTATTAATCCAAGGACGATTTATCATGAGTGACAACGATGGACACAAACCGAACATTACCATCAATCGAAAAGTGAACGAAAAGATCCGCGAAACACTTGAACGTACCATGTATACGTTATGTGTCGTTAATTTAATTACGGTTGCGTCTTTCAAAATTCTCTACACAATTGATAGGGAGATTGGGGATAGTTATTCCGCACCACATATACAAGATCTTTTTTAAAAGAAATCGAGGATCGTTTGCGCCTAGCCTACCACCCACCATTAGTGATCGACCGATCTTCAGTTCGAACAAATGACGGTTCGTTGTTTCGAACATTCTTAGCAAGTGTAGTAACGCTTGTGTTACTAGTATTGTTATTCACATTGTTAACAACCGGAACAACAGGCTGACCGGTCATCATTCGAGTCTGATCATCCTTCATTGCCTTTCTGTACTCTTCTAATTTTTTAGCAGACTCATTATCAGACCCCATCATTTCAGATCTGTTATACTCATCACGCTTTCCAAGCACACCCGGAACATACGCCTGAGTTTCTTTAAATGGGGGGATACCGCCGTATTTGTCCACGTTCCCCATTCCACCATTGTAAGCAGCCAGAGCTAGCCTCTCATCTCCCTTATAACGCCGTTTAAGCATTGCAAAGTATTTTGCTCCACCTTTAACGTTCTGTTCAGGATCATGAGGATTAACACCCATATCGCTGGCCGTCCCTGGCATCAGTTGAGTTAATCCGACCGCACCCACCGGAGACCTAGCACCAGGACGAAAACGCGATTCTTGCCAAATTAGAGCCTTTAGGAGATTCGGTTCAATTCCGTAAATGTTGGCATATTTCTGAATCCAACCAGCCATCTCCCCAGTTAGCCCACCTTTATCAAGTGGTTTCTGAGGTTTAGCAAAGTTTTGAAGTTGAGAATTTACAGAACTAATCCGATTATCGACTTTATCAGTAATCGTCCCTGTTTCACTTTTCCCAAACCAGCCCTTAACCTTATCCATCCAACCTGATCGATTATCCGTAGTTCTTGCATTTGCCTCAGAATCCTCAAACCTAATGTTGTTATTGATAATTACCGATTCATCATCGATAATTCCAGCCTTCATCAAGTAGCGTTTAAATAACTGTTCATTACTAGTCTTTAATTCAATCAGTTTTTTCTCTAGTGCAGAGATCTCTATTTCACGTTCGACTAGTCTTGATGATTTTTCTCCAGTTAGGCGAGCATGTTCTAAGGACGATTTTTTCTCTTTGATCATCTTGGACAGGTCATCTTCCAATACCTGACCAATTCCTTTCTGTTCCTTAGCCTTATCAAGCCAAGGTTCACCCATAATGAAATTGAACTTTGATTCTGTATCCTTAACGAATTCAGAAATACCACCCGTGATTGAATTCCAACCCCTTGATAAATTTCCAGCCTCTTTTAAAAAGATATCAACAATCTTTTTGTGAGCATCATCAAAGGTACTTTCGATGGTTTTTGCTAATTGTTCTTCAGAATCAAATCCCGCAGCCTTAGCACCAAATATTTTCTTTCCAAGTTTCGATTCGATGTAATCACCAATATCAGTTCCCTCAAGTGCCGAGAGACTTCCACGGTTTATCACCTTAGCTAATCGAGTCGATGTTCCAGACGTTCCCCATTTTTCAGAATCTCCATTGTCTAACAATCCGCTTGCGGTATATCCAAGCTGTGCAAATAATGGGAGTAATGCCGCATTTGTTGCAAGACTACCGGCCATTCCACCAGCCGCGCCAAGTGCTAATCGTCCCTTGCCTAATAAGTGTCCAGCAGTTCCAGCAATCCCTTTTGATTTTAATAATCCAACAAGCCAAGTGCCAATACCACCAGCAGCACCAGCTTTTAGGAGATCGCTAGTTCCTGTATCAGATCCACCAGTAGGTTGTTCTCCTGTGGACATTCTAGAAACACTAGCAAGTGCAGCAGAATTTCTCAGACCGGGGAAAGCTGGCAACCGGGACGATTCCATCTGATTCTCTAAATTCTTTAGAGAATTAATTCTTTCCTGATCAAGCATCTCATCATTGGATAGAACTAAATCACCCAAGTACCGGACAGTCATCTTCCCTTGATCAACAATCAGATCAAGATAGTCCGAGTGAACTTCTAATTCCCTTAAGACCTTTTCATCCGTTGCACTACTATCAGCCCATGGATCATACATCTGGTTATAGTGTGGTTCATTATATTTTAAAGCCGGTCCATCATCATCGTCATCATCCCAAACTTTCTTTTTTTTCTTATCCAGTAATTCAGAGTTTGAAACTAATTGTTTTTTCCTCTCAGATTCTAATTGCGCCTTAACAACTAGCGCATCATTTCGCTTTGCTTCATTATCCCGCGCCTTCCGTTCACGCCGAGCCTCTAGTAATGAAGATGTCTGACTCTTAATAAATCCAAATGCAGCCGATGATAAAGGATCATCAGACAATCCGCGCTCAATAACCCCAACAAAACCTTCAACTAGTCCCTTTGATTTCTTAACAAAAAATTCCTTAGTCTTTTTCGTGAATGCATTTCGTTCATCATGATCGGCTTTAATAGCAACACGCATCAACTCGACTTGATTCTCAAATGCCTTGATCTCTCCATCGTCCTTGAGCATTAACCTTGCATTTTCAGAAAACTTATTCAGTCTATTCAGATTCGATTTTAAATCTCTTCCATCAGTCGATTTTTTAGCAGCATCCAATATCTCTTTAAAGACTTCGGATATTTCCTCAGACTTATTTGACATCCTACCATGTAGAGATGTGAACTTTGTTATCTCATCCATCTGAGATTTCAAATTGGCGTATAACTGTTCAGACTTGGACAGGGACGATTTGATTAATAGATTTTCCTTAGCCTCGATTTCACTAATCAATTTCTTAAATTCTGGATTGCTCGATACCTTATTTCGTTCCCGAACTTCAGCCCGTTGCTTTTCAATTGCGTCATCGAGTTTCTTATTCGGATCGATTTTATCTTTCATCTTTGCTTTCTTGTAGTTGCTCATCCACTAAAGAGATCACAAAGGATCTCTCAAAGGATATCATTTCACCTAATTCTGAATGACTGTAGTTGGAAGCTTGAACCACGTTAAAATTTGTTTTCACAAAATTAATGTAGTTATCGTGACTCAAGCCTATACGAAAAAATCGGAGAGATCTCGCATCTGATAAACATCTTCCTTACCACAGTCCTTACATGACAGGTCTAGATCATATTTAATGCTAGGCATGGTCTGAAAGAATGATTCAATCTTAGAAAAATCGTCCTTGTTCAAACTCTTCAAAAAACTAACCCGTTCTTCTAGATTGACATCCTTGGACTCAAAAACTTCATCACCCTCAATAAGCTTATCCATACATTCCGCAATTGATTCAAATGCTCCATCGATACCAAGTGCAGAATTTTTGAAGATGTTGGTAGTTGGATATTTCATTAATAGCCAGAGCGATTTGCCCCTGGACGATTCAGTTAATTCAAATTTGTTAGTATGGGCCGGATTAAACTCAACTTTGATTTGATCAAGAGGTACAACGAATGTCCGGACAACCTTACATTTTGGACAATCGCTCTTAGGGGAGTGAAATTTCAATGGGATACTTTCCCCTACCGATTTTGCCCGTAACTGTAAGAAGATGTACTCGATATCAAAATAGGCTAAATCCTCAACCTTGATATTCGGATCAATTATACAATTTGATATAACTTGGTTAACTGCTAGAAACTTATCCTCATCCTTTTCAGATGTCGCAGCTAACAATAGAATTCCCTCATCATTAGCCGTCCATGGTTTAAACGGGACAACTTTCTTCATTGAAGGAATTTCGATTTCGATGATTGGATGCTTGGTACGGGGGAGTGTTTTCATAAAGGTAATTTAGGGCAAACCAGGAAATTTGCCCTGCTACGCGCTAGGGGAAATGAGGAAAATAATTCAGGGACGATTTTGGAAACAGTGTCCCACGGTGGGACAGTTACAACATTGTTAGAACATATGTTCCAACATTGTGATAATGGACCAGGGACGATTATTACCAACGGAGCTACCAACGGAGCTACCAACGGAGCTACCAACGGAGCTACCAACGGAGCTACCAACGGAGCTACCAACGGAGCTACCAACGGAGCTACCAACGGAGCTACCA